TTAACATTTTTTGTACCCCTTTTAATACTTTAATATCTTCGTTTTTTATAAAATACATATAATCTCCTCCTGTATAAATATGCACCACATATTAATTAACCCCTTTCTTTTATTATTTTTATAATATCGTCAATGTCATAAGTTCCAATTGTATATAATTCTTTATCGTTCCATACATCAACACTTTTAGATAAATGTAATTTAATATTACTTGATATATCTTCGCAAATAGTACAACACATATCACAATAATTAAAATCAATACAAGAATAATCTTCATAATTATCTTCATAACAAGTAATATAACAACTTGTTAAATGTCTAATGTAATCATATAAATTGCTAATGTCATAACCTTTATTAATTCTATCGTTTATTTCTTTTTCTAATAATTCATAATCTTTTACAACTTTTTTAAATATCTCTATTTCTTCTAAAGTATATTCCATTATCTATCACTCCTTTATATTTTATAAAACATAATTTAACCCCTTTTTATACTCTAAATAATAGCCTAAATGGTATTAATAATATATTAAATAATATTTTATAACACCAAATACCTATTCTAAATGTCGCTTTAATACTTCTAATTAATAATAATGTTATCGTTAAATATCTTCCTCACTTTCTTTCATTAATAATTTAACATTGTTTTCACTAATATTTTTTATAATCTTCTTTTTACCATTTATAATCAATATATAATTACAATTGCTTTTATCATAGAATAACTCTATAATGTCATAACCGTTATAACCCTCATATATTAATTTAATCATTATTAATCTTCCTCGCTTTCTTCTTCGTTATAATAATCACTAATTATATCTTTAAATGTCTTGTCCCATATATCAACATTATTATTAGTATATTCCTCTAAAAATGCGTCCAATATTTCCTCAGCACCGTCAATTAAATTTTCGTTTATTTGCCACTCGTTTGTTGTTTCCAAATTTCCGTATGCGTCAAATCTAACATACTCGTCCCTATAGTTATAATTGTTGCCACCATAATAAACGGCTCTCGCCACTTCGTCTTTGCTATCAAAAAAATCTTCATAAAAATATTCGTCATTGCTATACCACATATAACCCTCTAATGCTCCGTTATAACTATTTACCTCGCTTACCATGTCTTTTAATGTGTCAACATGTTCCTTTAAATAATTAACCATATCGTCATATTTTACTTTATTATATTCGTCCATAATTTATTTACCTCTTTCCTTTATTTATCGTGTCATATTTTGTAATGAGAAGATAGAAGATAGACAACTATACAACTCATTACAAAATTAAACACTATTTTACATTATTAATTATCACAAATTATCTTGTTTTCCTTTAAATCTACTATCTCAAAATGTCTATTTCTACAAACGCCACACAACATATTATTATTAACATAATAATTTTTAATTCGTGTTGTAATTCTCATAGCATAATGAACGTGATTACAACTCTTACAAGTAATTTTATATTTATATCTATCGTTATTAAATGCCACCTTGTCAATATTATTCTTATCACATAAAGCACTCACATTTGCTAATCTTTTAACATTATAACCTAACTTTTTATTAACTATGTTAGCATACATTTGCCACCTACTACCGTGATTATTACAACCTTTTAAACAATGTAACAATTCGTGCATAATTGTATTTTTAATATCTTTATTACTAAAATCTTTTAATAACCAACTTGATACATTTATTTCTCTAAAAGCATCACTTAAATATCTACACTCCCCTAATCTTCTTTTCGCCCTATAATTTACCACATATCTAATACTATAATTTTTTATATTATCTTTAATACTATTATCTAAATACAACTTGTATAATTCGTTTTCACACTCTTTTGCTAATTCTTTTAATTTACTTAACATATTATTGACCTCACTTTTCTTTATTATTAATTACATACTTGTCATTGTATCTAAAAATTGTCCGTATGTTAGTTTTGTTTTTCCACTATCTTTTAACTCTTTCCAAATCTTATACCAATAATCATATTTATTCATAAAATTTCCTCCTTTTCAATAAACTTGGTAATAGTTTACCAAATATTACTAAACTTGTCAATAGTTTTTCAATAAAATTTTTTATAAAAATATGCAACTCTTTATAAATAAAGGCTTTATAAATGAAATTAGTACTTTTGTTTGCTATCATAATATACCATATTTTATTAAAAAAACCTATCTTCGTTTACTTCGTTTACACTTCGTTTACAACTTCGTTTACATCTAAAGCCTTATAATATAAGGTATTATATAAATTGTAAACCTATTAAACCAAATTATTATAATAAATAATGTAAGAGAAAAATAATAAATATATAATAATATAATAAAAAAATACACCCGCGCGTGTATTTAATGACTTTTTTTCGTTTACTTCGTTTACAATTCTCATAAAGCCTTTATTTATAAGTGTTAACGTGTAAACCAAACTGCAAACCTAAGTGCAAACCAACGTGTTTTTTCTTCGTTTACAACCTATTTTTACTATCTTTTATGTATCTATATAATAGCATATTTTTAGTATTTTGTCAAACTAAGTTATTGTTATTGTTTTTTTGTTATGGTATAATATTGATATATAAATTGTCGAGGTGGTATTATATGGGCTATAGTAAAAGAGATTATACAACTAAGGAAGAAAGAGAACAACTTGTTATTGAAAAGGGAACTCCAAAAAATAGCAATTTACATAAAATTATTGAGTATATGCAACAACCTAATATTAAAGAATTCAACGCTATTGTTACCGATAAATCTTTTGAGAGGTTAAGAAAGAATATGGGGCGTCCCCAAATTTTTGTATCAAGAGAACAAGCGATTGAAGAAATAGAGGGGTATTTTAAATTATGTTATGATTATAATGTATTGCCGACAATTGCTAGTCTTGCCCTTTACTTGGGGTTTAATAAAGATAGTTTATATGCAAATATGCACAACACAAATTGTAGTTTTTCCGATGTCCTAAAAAATGCAGTCGCTACTTGCCATTCTATGCAAGAACTTCCAGCACTTGACGGCACGTTAGCACAACCAACATATATCTTTAATGCCAAAAATTATTTTGGAATGCAAGACGCCCAACAAATACAAGTATCCGCACAACAAAACACAAACAACCCAACAAACACAATTTCAGCAATAAAAGAACAATTATTACTAGAAAATGACAACAATGACAACCACAATTAATCCACAAATAAACCACATCAAATCCACAAAACTATGATACGATTATAAAAAAACCCTCAGAAAAACCCGGGTTATTGACACAAATTTTTACAAAAAATTACTTGAATTTCCCGAAACAATTTTTTGACAACTTTTTTCGTTGTCTCCTAAACTGTTTCCTAAATTTTAAGAGACAAATTTAAGATACAAGATTTTTAAGAAACAAACTTTAAAACTTTTAAGAAACATCATTTTAAGAGACATTTCTAAACATCTTTATTTTAAGAAACAATTCATGCACGCTGAAAAGATAGACCTTTTTTAATCTATCTTTTAAAACTCTATATGTATATTTTTGATATGCTTATATTGATTGAATATGTTGATGTAGTCTTGTGATAACTTTTCTTTACTTGATATAAAACTAGCAATCAATGTTTTGTCAATCTTGCTGTTGATAGTCTTGCGACATTTGGTATCATTATAATTTAATTGATATACTTTTATATTATATGTCATGATGTTTTGCTAATTATATCAAGTCATAGTGTGTATCAACATAACCATGATAAGCTTTATCGTGATTATATTTTTTGTGCTTGTAATATTCAATTTTACAATTCAACCTATAGCAAGTATTAAATAACATATCCATGCCGCAACCATATACACGCATTGTGTTGTTTTTGGTGTACGTATCATTTAATATTTGTGATATTAACCATGTGATGTTTAACGTTTCGCCTTTCTTATTTATAACATGAATTGTAAATGTTCTACTCATGCCACTACTAGACGCCTTTAGATTACCAAATATTAATCTAACGCCGTTTTTCTTTCCGTCATAACCTTTCTTATTATGGCACTCTTTCAAGATTGCCAACAATCTTTCAATGTTTTCATTGTTTTCTTTTTTCATTTTTCCACCTCCAATATAATTATATCAAATTTTACATAATTTTACAATAGTTTTTGTTAATTTTTTGTAAGAAAATAATATACATTTTAGCCCTATTTTTTGCCACTTTTTTGAAATACAAAAAACCTTGTAAACCCTTGTTTTATAAGGATTTACGGCGTTTTTACTTGTTTTTAACGCCTTGTATATTGCATTGAGTTTTAAAAAGGTGGGCAATTGTTAACCTCAATGTAAAATTATGTAAAATTAAAAATGTGGCTATAAGCCTATAGCATTTTTATTTTAATGTGATATACTTGTTATAAGTGAGGTGATATTGTGTTAAATCAAGTTGTATTAGTCGGCAAATTAAATTCAATTAATAATGATAGTATATCTTTATTGAGTGGTGATGTTTTAATTAATGATATTTTATGTGGTGATAGTATTATTAATAATGTTAAAGAGTATTGCAAAAAATCCGACATCATAGGCGTTAAAGGTAAAATCATTACAGATAACAAAATACAAGCCGATAGAATAACTTTTTTAAGTAGTAGAAAAGGTAATTAATCATTGCCTTTTTCTTTATTACTATATAACAAACAAATGTTTTATATAATGTGATAACTATTGATATTGTTTTAAGAGACAATGTGATAATAAAATTGTATCTTATTTTTTTATCTTGATTTTTTAAGAGACAAGGGGGACAGGGGGTTGTCTCCTAGCCGTGCCCGGGTCTGGGTCAACTGCTCGAGCAAATTTTTTATAAAAAAGACCATTATCGCTTTACAAAACTACACAAATATGATAAACTTTAATTGAAAGGAGAAATTATTATGAAAGAATTGGAGGACAATAGATATGAAAAAAACGTATAAAGCATTTGGTGGTAAGATATTGCCAACGGATACTTATAGTAATACGAGAGTTATTATTTACAATGACGATGATATTCAGTACATTATTGGTAATGGTACAAGTTTTGAGTGGGAACCACGTTGCTTGGATTATGAATGTATCAATGGTACAAGACATCATATTCCACTTAATGCCGTTGTTACAATGAGTGTTGATGATGCGGAGTGTTTAGAGAATATTAAGTTAGATGATACACTTATGAAAAGAATTGCTAAGTTTAATAAAGAGCAAGAGTGTAAGAGACTTGATAAAGAGATTGAAGATAAGAAAAAAGAGATTGAAAAGATTGAAGAAGTGCTTGAAGACAGGAATGGTAGACTTAAAAAACTTAAGACATTTATTAGAGATATTTATGAAATAGATATTGATGAGGATGATTGGAATGAATAAAAAGAAAATCGATATCGAAAGACTTGTTATACAGATTGCTCTTATTTCAAACTTAATTATATGGATTATTATAATTTTAAATGTAATTTACTGGCATAGTAGTATTGTTAGTGCCTACGTTACAGGTTGGAACTTGTGTTCAATTGCAATGATGGTTGGTGTTGGTATTGCAGGACATAAGAATTTTAAACGTGATATGGAAACTTATAATTGGTTACTTGAACATGCTAATGAGTTGGGAACGATGGATAAGGATGATTGAAGATGAAGATATTTTCGCCCAAGATAGTGGCGATGACATTGATTTAGATGATTAATGAAAGGAAAATATTATGTATGCGTTGGAAATAATAACCACAATTAAAGAAATTGGTTCCATATATCTCTTAGTTGATGACATGGATGACCCAAGTGTTGCCGAAATATTATTGCAACCATGGGTGGATGTGTGGAAATGTGTCCCATACGACCCAAATGATAGCAAATTTAGGGGATATAAACGCTTAAAAAGGGTAAACGAGGAATAATGCACCCCTACCCCCACTTTAAATTTCGCCTAAATGGCGATTTTTTTATAAAAGGAACCCAAATTACTTTACAAAAAGGAACAAAAGTGGTATATTTTAATAAAAGGAAGGGAGAATAAGTATGAAATTTATAATGAATGATAGAGAATGGACTATTAAAGAAGTAGAACAAAATGAACTTTGTTCTGCTCATAATGATTTTAGTGGAGATGGTTGTTATTATGGTACAACATTTCCAAGCATTCAAGAAATATGGTTATATAAAGATATTAAAAAAGAAACAAAAGAAAAAACACTATATCACGAATTAATGCACTGTTATATGTATAGTTTTATATCATTTAATAATATTGGTTTTTCAATAGATGACTTTTGTGATATAAGTGCCAATTCACATAATATGATACACAAAATAGTAGAAGATTATTTTAGAAAGCAAAGGTGAGTAATAATGAATAATGAAATAAAAGAAATATATTTAAGTAATTTAGAATGGACTAAAACGCACGATAATATGGGTGGTGTAATGGGCAATCTTATTTTTAAAGATAATATACCTTATGAAGAATATGAAAAGTTATTAAAAAGTGGTTATTTTATATTATGCAATAAAGATTACATAACTAATTTACAACAAGAGATAGAAAAACTTAATGAAGATAAAAGAGGTATGCTAGTTCAATTGTATAAAGCAAATGATGATAGAGATAAAGTAAAACAAGAAAATGAAAGAAAAGATAGACTTATAGATGAATATAAAGAAGGTATAATTGCTTATGCTGATAGAAATGAAAAAGCAATTGAATATTTTAAATATCAATTAGAAAATTTAGATTTTTATGAAGATACAAAAGCAAGAATGTTATGTGCTATGGGTATTACATTATTACAAAATAGAGATGATAGCCAATGAAAAAGAACAATTTTGATTGGGTACTAACACAATGTGAAAACTACTCCAAAAAAGAATTGATTGAAGAAATATACTATAAATGTGAACAAATCGAAGGCAAAAACAAGAAGATAACCCAATTAACTAACAATTGGAATGAGTTAGAAGAAGATATAAATAACAAAATAAAAGATATTAAAACGAATTTCTCACAAGTAAATGGTAATTATTTTAATATGAACTATGTGATAGATACTTATGAAGAAGTTTTAGACAAAATGAAAGAAATAAAGGAGAAAACCAATGGACAGTAATAAACTTACATTTTATGATGATTGGCATGTTTTCGAAGATGTCATATTGTGTGCATTTCGTTATGCGATTACAAGACATACCTATGTTGTTGATGAGATAACTTCTTGGATTAAAAAGAATAATCACTTGCTTAGTAAGCGTATGGTTAATGTTATGAAAAAAGATTTAGATAATGCAATAGAAGATTATGATGATTACGTTGCTATGAATGTTGTAACGGATATCGATTTAAAAACGTTGACTCATTTTAAGGAATGGTTATTGGACTTTGAAAAAGGATATGGGGAGGTGGAAGAAGATGGAAGATAAGAAAGCATCCGACGCAAAGTTGATTGGCGAAATGGTAACGTGGAAACCAATCCCAAACCCTTGCCCAAAGATGGAAGAACTTGGATATAGTTATGAGTATCGTAAAGGTCTTGTGGATGAAACGGCTCATTATACGAGGGTTGAGGAAGATAGTATTATTTATACTGGTAAAGATTATATACTTCGTTTTAATCTTGTAAGTAACTGCCTAGTTATTTCCCAAGTTAATGATAACTCCGATTATTATGGGGGCAAGCCTACATTATTTTTAACACAAGAACTGCTTGAGTGTATTGAGAAAATTCGATTTGAAATCGATAATTGGGTTAAATTTAATCTTATTAAGATGGACGATATTATGGATGCGATTGATGAATTGTATGAATAGACATTCACCCAGGTTTATGTTATAATTAAAGTGTGCGAAAGGAAAATATATACCACATAGAAAAGGGTATAATTGGGTTGAAGCAAGTTACGAAAGAACTTATTAGAGATTTTAAGATTAAAGAGTTGGGATATGATTTCATGGGGTATGGTAAACAGGATAAGGATATACTGACATTCCATCATTTACTTATCCCAAATAGGCATGGGGGTAAATATTCGTATGAGAATGGGGTTATTTTATATACAACTTCGCATCAATATTTGCATTTAACGGAAGCCGTTGATTATGATTATTTTGTTTATCTTACAAGTGAAATGCAGGATATGAAGATTAAAGGTTATTTGGATGAGAGTAATCTATCCGAAATTGATTATATATTATCCGATTTTGAAGATAAGTATAAAGATTATCATACGAAGAAAAGACGTAAGTTGTTGCGACCAGTTTATATGAATAGAAAATTTAGAAATCGGTGAGGCGAAAGTTGCCGGTAAATCTCCAAAATTTACGTCGAGTGGGAGCGTTACCTACCACCGGTGCCATTTTGGTGTGTTGGTATAATGGTTATTACCTATGACTGTCTATCATATAATAAGGGTTCAATTCCCTTACACACCGCCATTTTGTATTAAATTGACAATTATAGATATAAATGGTATAATGTAGTTGTAGTTTTATGCAACTGCACACTCCAATCGTGGAAAACTCTTTCAGGGGGAGTTTTCTTTTTATTATAAATGTTTGACACATGTTGCAGTATATGATATAATTTATCTGTATTGAAGGGTCTTTTACTTCAATGCGAAATGCTAAATATTCCATATGTAAGGGCACACAGCCCTCTTTCTTTTTATTGACATTTGTAAAAGTTTGTGCTATTATTGATTTACCAACCGGGGTGAGTTCATCACTCACCTGGTAGTTGGCTGAGGTTACTGCGACAGCCTCTCGTGAAAAGCAGGGTACTGAGAACCCAAACCAAAGTGAGGGATAAGTCATGACGAGTGAAGGATGATTACCTTCGCTTTTTTATTGTGTTTGATTATATTTTTTAGTATAATATTTATAGAAGGATGTGATGTTGTGAAGCCATATAAGGACATAATTGATTTCTTTGGGTACAGGACTCAAATGAAAAAGTTGAATGAAGAATGTTTTGAGTTTTTAGAAGCAGTTGATAATTACGAAGACGTGTTGTTATTTTTAAAGAATGCACCCGATAAAGATAAAGAAGTTGCCCGTTCATTTGTTGTTGAGGAAATGGGAGATGTGTTAATTTTATTGACAGAGTTTATTGCGAAGTATGATATTAAAAAGGAAGAACTTGATGCAACGATGGATATGAAGTTGGCAAGAACCCTCGAGAGAATGAAAGTGGGATACTACGATAAAGATAGGGATACCACCGATTTTAAAGCGTGCTGAGAAAAATTAAGAAAATTATATAAAAGTGATTGACAAATTATGAAAAGTAATGTATAATTCAATATGTAAGTGAGAGGAGGGTAGCGATACAACTTACTCACCTACAAACAAACATATTATTAATTATACTGTTTAACTGGGTTTGTGTGGAAAACTAAACTCACCACATTAAGAGTTTCCACCTCCTTTCTAAATCTATCTACCCAGTTATTCATCGCCCAATAGTGTAATTAGAGCACGTCCATCCACAATAGACGGTAGTATGTTGGGAAGTGGTAGGAGCATTGCCTACCTAGGCGACCATAATTGATTTTTGCTCACAAAGGTATATCTCTAGCACAACACCTAGTGTGAGCATTTATATCGCTGAGAGGTGTAACAGTTTGCATGTCTGGCTCATACCCAGAAGGCAGTGGGTGCGACTCCCACCTTAGCAACCATTTTGTTCTTTGACAAGATTATATTTGAACTTTATGAAAAACTGAGTCAGCAACTCAGTAAAGACATAATCTCGTTCCTACGGGTTATAAGGATACTTATAATGGGTTGGGTTCTAGTATTGGTAACAATGCCAGCGGAGGAAATAAAGGGTTTCCGAAAGAGATTGTGGTTGTTCATTATGAGAGTTTATAAAGTACAGAACTAATCGTTTCCGCAATTTGAAAAGGCTAGGGTCATTATAGTGTTTCCACTGCCCTAGTTCGGAGTAGAGCCACGAACGCACTACCTTGGCAGGTAGAGATTAGTAGTGGTAATGCCAAAATAAGGAATAGCGTTGTTGAGTCCATGTGAGTGGGGTATAAGATTAGTCGCTGTCCGAGTAGCATAAAGCAACGCTGGGTTTACGATGGATATTAACATAACTGATACTTATGTTGTAAATGTATATGCGTAATACATAAAGAAAGCCTAAGGCATGTGAAAGGTGTGGGTATCAATCCCATGTAGTGTTTTTAAGGGTATAGATGGACGTAGGGTCGCTACCTACCAGGCTCTATACTTGCTAGTGACTGAATAATAGATGTTCATAATGAATTAGTGCGAGGAACACCAAATGTAATTTTGTCAAGGAGCAAAATGCTCCGCTTAGTTTTTTTTGTTTTTTCATTTTTTTAATCCACTTCTTAGTAAGTGTTATTAATCTGTAGGGCTTCACGAGCATATTCCATGACCTCACTAGCGGATATAGTCTTAAGTGGAGCCCAAACCTTTATGAACTTGTAGCCAAACGGTAAGGCAAGGGACTGCAAATCCCAGATTGTGGGTTCGACTCCCACTGAGTTCTCCAGTTGAAATATGTTTTCAACTTCCTTTTAATCATAGGTGCCCACCCAACAGGGTGGTTTTTTTATTGCATTTTTATTTTTTATATGATATATTATATTTGTAGAAAAATAGTTTTACGAAGGTAGGAAAGCAAATGGTTAGAGATGATATGCGATTTTCAGATTTCTCTGATTTCTATGTACGCCGAAACGCTATTAAGAATTTATATGATGCCTTGTCAATAAACGAGAAGGTTATTTATAAATACTATGTGTATTCGAGGCGTTATATAAGCGAAAGGATTTGTGATACAATGTGGGAGTTTTTAAATACAATGGACGGGCACGAATTTGTAGAAAGTGCGTATATTCTTGGTAAGGAGTATCACCGATATAGATGAACGATGCTAAGAATAGATTAAATCAATACGAAGAACTTTATGTTCAAGTTAAAGATAAAACCACAGTCGCTTATCTCAATCTTGTTGATGCTATGCGCATGGATTATGAATTTATAAAAGATTACGAGCATTGCTTACAGGCTTGCGATGAAATGCTAGGTTTATTAATTTCAAATGAGTATGGTGATGAAATAAACGAAGATGAGATGTTCTTACGAGCATTTGATAGTAAAGCCCGTATGGGCGATTTTAGGTCGTATTGTATCGCCTTAGAATGGTATCGACCTATTGATAAGCAGTTCTTTCTACCTCGTAAAAAGATACTTGAAAAGCATGGCTTAATTCAAGCATTCCAAGATGTTGCTGACGATAAATTAGATTTTTTGTTTGTTAGTTTACCCCCAAGAATTGGTAAACTTTTGGCGAATGATGTCCAAGTTTTAACAAAAAGCGGGTGGAAAAAACACGGCGATTTACAAGTCGGCGACTATGTTTTAAATGATAAAGGTCGATTTGTGAGAGTGCTCGCAGTATCTGATGAAAACTTAGCCAATTGCGAAATAACTTTTTCAAATGGTGAAAAGATACAATGCCACGAAAACCACGAATGGGTTGTATACGATAGACATGGCGGCAAGTTAAAGACAATTGAAACAAAAGAAATGATTGGAAAATTAAGAGATACTTATAAAAAGAATATAACAAAAAATCATTTTAGGTTTGTAATACCAATCAAAGAACCTGTTTTAGGTGAATATAAAAAATTACCAATCGAACCGTATTCGTTGGGCGCATGGTTGGGCGATGGAACATATAGTAAACCTTGTATAACTATTGATAAAAACGATAAAATAATTGCGGAAACAATAGATAAATATTACCCGATAAGACATCTGTATATCCACAAAACATATGGAACATACTGCTATTATTTTGATAACATTAAATTTGATTTACAAAAAGAACATATGTGCCATTCTAGAAAGAAATACGCAAAGCATATACCAGATATTTATTTCACAGCAAGTTTAGAACAACGCTTAGAGTTGTTGGCCGGTTTACTAGACACCGATGGTTCGCTTGTCAAAAAGGAACATCGTTATCATTTTTCAACTATTAATCCCGTTTTACGAGATGACTTTATAAAACTAGTATCTACATTTGGATGGAGATGTAGTGTTTCAGAATATAAACCAAGGTTATCTACGGGTGATATACAAGGCAAACACACATATTGGTCTATAGGTTTTAACCCAACTTTTGACATTCCGTGCCGTTTAGAAAGAAAACAATTGAAAGAATTTTCCGTTCAACGGCGAATTACTATTACTGATATAAAATATTTAGAGAACCCAGTGAAAGGAAAATGTATTCAAGTTGAAGGCGGAATATATCTTGCTGGTAAAACATTAATACCAACTCACAATAGTACATTAGGTTTATTCTTCTTATCATTTATGGCGGGGCAATATCCTGAACGCTCGATACTAGGTACCGGGCATAGCACAGCATTAGTACAATCTTTCTACGCTGAGTTGCTAAACATAATGGAGTCCGAAGAATATAGATACCATCAAATATTTCCAACTACAAGGTTAGCAAATAAGAGCGCTGAGTACTTGTATCTGGACCTTAATAACAGTAAGCGTTTTCACACCATATCATTTAAAAGTATTGAGGGTGGTTCTACGGGTATTGTTGAGGCAAGCAATGTCTTATATTGCGATGACTTAATAAAAGATGCTGAACAAGCGAGTAGTAGAGATAGGTTAGACAAATTGTTTGAAGCATATACCAGTACCATTCAGGATAGAAGTATCCAAAGACTTTGCAAAGATGGTGTATATCGCCGTTGCCCCGAAATACATGTTGCAACTCGTTGGTCTTTAAACGACCCAATTGGTAGACTTATCAACATTTATAGCGGGGAATATAGTGATAGAATTAGAATTATAAATATACCTTGCTACGATGAGAATGGCGAAAGCAATTTTGAATATGAGTATGGTAAAGGGTTTAGCAAAGAATACTATCATCAGTTAGAAATGACGGAAGACCCTGTTGTCTTTCGTGCAAAGTATCTAGGAGAACCAATCGAGAGAGATGGTTTAGTATTCTTAAAAGAAACGTTATCATTTTACAATGAATTGCCCGGTGCTAAACCAGATAGAATAGTAGCGTATGCCGATGTTTCACACGGCGGTGCCGACTATTTCTCATTACCAATTGGTTATGTATACGGAAACGAAGTTTATATTGAGGATATATTATTTGAGAATAATTTTGGTGGTGACGATTATATTAGACCAAAGGTTTGCCAGATAATTATGAAACATGGTGTGCAACGTTTTGGTATTGAAAAGAACAACGGTGGTGACTTTTTTGCAACCATGATATCAAACGATTTAAAGAAACTCGGTTATAGGTGTAATATAACAACCCATAATGCACCAACTATTAAATCAAAACGAGATAGAATACTTGGGTGCCAAAATGAAATTAAAGGTATTGCTACCGAGGATAACACGTATCGATTATACTTTAAACAACAAACACCAACTAGCGGTAATAAGATGTACGAGATGGCTATGAAGCAACTATATGATTGGAACCAAAATGAGAGTAAACAAAAAACACAACACGATGATATGCCGGACTCACTTGCAGGACTAATAACCAACGTGCTTGGGAAAACATCGTCTGGTGCAAAGAGTATCAATGCTTCACAATATTTATAAAATTGACAAAGTTTGTAGAGTGTGATATAATGAAAAGTGATAAAGAATGTATATACGAAACTTGCCCATTGTGTGGTAAGAAACTATTTAGAATAACGGATGCCAGTGTTTATGTTAATATATACATCTGGTGTAAGAATTGTAAGAGAGAAATTGAATTCAATAAGAGAGCCTTTGAGCCAAAACGATAATGTTTTTGGCTCTTTTATTTTATAAAGGTTGGGTGATGAAATGATTAATGCTAATGATAATATAAGCACTGATAGTAATAGAATTGTATCGATGTTTAAAAACGATATAAACTATGGTAGAAAACGAATTATTCTTGATTATGAAGAAGTTACACCCAATAATGTAATCGAAGTTTTGCAAAAAGCATTAAACGTGCATGCTTCAAATAGACGGGATTGTGAATATTTAATAAAGTACGTACTGGGAGACCAGGATATATTATATCGACCCGCTCCGGCTACATCTAACATTAACAACCATACTGTGGTTAACTATGCTTTTCCAATAACAAGAGAAATAGTTGGATATACTTTGGGAAGTCCGATTGAACTAATTGCAAAAGATGGTAATAAACGAGATGCGGTTAAAGCAGTTGGAGATGCGTATGACTATGAAAGTTTAAACACGACTGACATTTGTGCAGCAATATATGCTTCCGTTTGTGGTGTTGGCTATTATATAACATTGCCTAGTACTGAGATAACAAAAGATAATACACCAGAAATACCACTTGTTATAGATTTTCTGGACCCAAGAGATACTTTTGTTGTTCAAAGTAATACTGTTAGTAATCCACAAATAATGTCTTGTAATATTATCAAAAGAAACGATGGTAAAAAGATATATACATGTTATACTGATAAATATAAAATGATTGTTGAAAATATGCAAACGGTATCTTGGGAAGTCAACCCTATCGGTAAAGACCCAATAACGATGCTAGAAAATTCATTATTCTTAACAGGAGATTGGGAACAAGCGATAAGCGTAATGAATGCTTCTAACCTAATTGCTAGTGATAGTTTAAATGATATCGAAGGTACAATTAGGGCATTACTTGTTATTACAGGGACTGAGTTCCAAGACGGTGATGATAGCAGTTTACAAAAGATTAAAGAAAATAGGTTGCTAACGTTAGTTGCTCCTAATGGCACCAATGTCGATGCAAAGTATATATCTCCGCAATTGGATAGCGTTAGTGTTCAAAACATTAGAGAGTACCTTGATGATGCTAGAAACATTATAACAGGTATCCCTGATAGAGAAAACAATGCTTCCGGAGGAGATACGGGGACTGCTGTACTTAATAGAAATGGTTGGACCGATATTGAGATTGTTGCTAGACTTAAAGAAATGTTTATTAAGAAAGCAAGGAAGAAACAACTTGATATTGGATTGGCGATATTGAAGAAACTTGGATTAACCGATACTGGTTTAAAGGTTTCCGATATAGATGTTACCATTGGTAGACATACAACTGATAACTTGGCTACTAAGGCTACAGCGTTTGCTACATTGGTTGCAACAAACGAACTTGCTACAGTTGACGCATTAGAGTTATCTGGTTTAACAAATCGTGTTAATGAAATGGTAGAACGTGGACGACAAGCGAAGGAAGAACGACAAAAATTAGCCATCCAATTTGCTAAGTCCGCAGCCGATGCTAGTGGTGAAGGAATGGATAAAAAATCAACAGGAGAAAACAGGACAGCCACAATTGAGAAACTAGCATCACAAAATAACGAAGAATAATTAATGTCCCTCCGAAGTCTTCGGATTGGCGGTGAAAGAGATTAGTCTTAGGACTGATGACCGAAAGGAATTAATTTATAAATTCGCTCGAGTTGCAGAGCGTTTATAAGATTGCAACTTGTATTTCGTCAGAGAAGACGTTTAATCACTACAAAGGAGGAAATATGAATTTTGAAAATTTAAAAGGTGTGATGGGCGAAGCATACCACGAAGGGATTACAGCGGAAGAAGTAAATACTTTCTTTGCTGGAAAGAATTTTGCCGACCTATCTACAGGTCAATATGTAGATAAAAACAAATATGATAGAGATGTTCAAGCATTGAACACAACTATTACCGAGAAACAAAACGCACTAAATGCGAAATTAACGGATGATGAAAAAGCGGCTCAGGCTAGAGAAGCAGATAGGCAAAAGATTGCTGAATTAACACAGTTGTTAGAACAAAATACTTTAAATAGTAATAAGAGTATAGCAAGTGGATTACTTTCACAAGCGAAGACTATTTTGGGTCTTAAAGATGATGACGCTGATTATGGTTCGTTTATAAACAACATTGTTTCTAACGATAGTAATAAGACCAACTCAATTGCTAAGTATGTTGCCAAGTTAGCAAAAGATGCTTATGAAAAAGGTAAGCAAGATGCTACAAAGGACTCAATGGGCAAATTCGGAAACCAAAACAAAGGTCAAGGAGATGGCTCAAATGAACTTGAGAACCTTGGTAAAAATTTAGCGAAACAAAGTATGTCTACTGTTACAAAGGAACAAGTTGATTATTTTAAAAGATAAAAAAGAAAAGGAGAGATAAACATGGCAAACATGGTAAAAAGTTTTGATTATGGAAAAAATCAAAAACAAATACTAATTGGTCAAGACAGTTTCTATATTGGTTTACCAATAGTATTAAGTGGAAGCGCTAATGCTACTATCTATGCTGGTCAACCATTAACTGGTGATATCGAAGATAGAGATACTGCTTTCACTGCATCTACAAGTTCTGCTAAAGGTGTTCTTTTACACGATGTTGTTTTAGACAGCGATGGTAAAGGAAACGGAACATTAGTTCTAGCAGGATGTGTTGATTTATTAAAATTAGAAGATAATGTTGTAACTGCTATTGAAACTGCAAAAGCAGATTTACCTAGAATAATCTTCGTGAAAGGAAGTGCTATTTAATGAGTATTTTCGATTTAGTATCTGCTAAAAATATTGCAGAGTTCTGGTTAGAAAAGAACTTAAATGAACAACCAATGCTTGGTGAAACACTATTCCCATCTCAAAAGGAAATTGGTGTTAGACTAGAATGGATTAAAGGTGCTCATAATCAACCAGTAGGTTTAAGATTATCAGCATACGATAGTAAATCTATCAGACGTGATAGAAAAGGTTTCGAGAAGTATGAAACTGAAATGCCTTTCTTCAAAGAAAGTATGTACATTGATGAAGAGTTAAGAAAGAACTTAAATACAATGCTTCAAACAAATAATGAACAATTAATTAATTCAATCTTAACTAAAATCTTCAATGATGAAATCGAATTAATCAATGCTACACGTATCACTCTTGAAAGAATGAGAATGGAAGCATTAACAAATGGTACTATTACTTTAGCAAGTAATGGACAAGCATATTCTTATGACTATGGTTTTGAAGCAGACCAAAAGGTAACTGCTGAAACGTCTTGGTCTAATCCAGATAGCGATATCTTAGGCGACATCGTTAAAATAGTTGAAGATATGAAAGCAAAAGGTATTACAATTACTAGAGCAATTTGTAACTCAAGTGTTGCAAAGAACTTTAGAACTAATACTGCAATTAAAAATGCTGTATATGTATTCGCTAACGGAACGGTTAATGTAACTACTGCTAGAGCATTAGATTATATTTATAACGAAACTGGTGTGTCTTTCTATGTATACGATAATGTATATGTAAACGAAGATGGTGATGCTGTAAGATATGTAGCAGATGACACTGTTGTATTCTTACCAGACGGAACTCTTGGTAACACTCACTTTGGTGTAACACCAGAAGAAAGTGACTTAATGAACTCTTTAGCAGCAGAAGTATCATTGGTTGATGGTGCAATTGCTGTAACAACTCATAAAGAACACGACCCAGTAACAGTAGAAACTAAAGTATCTATGGTAGCATTACCTTCATTTGAAAGAGCAAACGAAGTTGTAGTCTTAGATACATCTGCTGTATCAGCGTAAACTTTATGATTAGAATATCTAAAGATAATGATTTTAAGGAAGTAACTAAAGGGGTATATGAAAGTATTTTCAAACCCCTTGGTTACAAACCTGTTATCGAAGCAAAAGAAGTTAAGGTTAAAACATCTGCTTCTAAACCAAAAGTAGATGACAGTTTAAAATTAAAAAACGATGTTTTTGATGAGAAAGAAGAGAGTTCTAGTAAACGCAAAAATAAAAGAGGTGAATAATAATGCTTTATGAAATAAACAATAAGTATTATGTTAATATATCACCATCGATATATGTAGAAGTTGTAATCACTTTAATAAATGGCGAAGGTGTTATAACACCGACACAAAACCGTTTGGAAGCGAATAGCAACACTACAATAAACTCAATTACTCTTAAAGAGATAGTTGAAAAAATAAAAACAAATACAAAGGCTACGGAAGACACCGAGTTTAATATATCTAAAGTTCTTCACACGAAACGTAGCAAAAGATAGGTTGGTGATAATATGAACGGAACAAATAACGATGACACTCTACTTAATACTTTAAAAGCGGTCCTAACTGCTCGTGACTTCGACACATTTAGCGATGAGTATTTAACGTATGAAATTAATAGAGCCATTGCTGAAATTAACCGTTGTAGAAGATTTACACCAACCGAAGATAAATTATACGATGAGAAATACGAATACTTGATTATACCATTTTGTATTTCTGCGATTGCTAAAATAGGAGCGGAAGGTCAACTCAGCCATTCCGAAAATGGTGTATCGAGAAGTTATGGTTCATCTGAGGATTATCCCAAGGAACTAATACGACAAATTGTCCCATTAATTAAAGCGTAAGGTGGCGATAATATGAGATGTTTAAAACGTAATAAACGAACCTTATATTTGTGTACTGAATATCAGGATGGATATATAAGCAAGTTCCATGAGCCACAAGAGATAAAACTCAATTATCAAGCAACAAATAGCGATGGGGACTTGATTGCATTAGGGTTGGATTTTCCAAAATATATTAGAATTAAAGCCGATTTAAAATATACTGATGCGTTCCATCCGAAAGATAGGGTTTATATAAAAAACTCACCCAATATTGATAATTTTGATGTCTTATGTAAAGACGCTGATTATGAAGTCGATAGCGACCCACGGGTTTCCCTAAATATTGTGGAGATAACTTTAAAACGATTAAGTGGTAAAGAGTAATGGGTAAGAAATTAACAGTCGATTTGTGGACAGATAAATTATATAAAATAAAAGATATGCGGGAATATTTAAAAAGTTTTAAACTTGATTTAGATGTTGCTATTGAGGAAACTGTTGATGAATTGGTGGAACTTGGTGCTCGTAGGGCTTCGTTATTAAATACTGTCGCACCCAAGAGTGGCGTAGAAGATAACCAAGTCATAGGTGACTCTAGGCATGGTACTATTTCATTAGTGGGTAGGAATGCTATCTATGATGAGTTTGGTACAGGTGAAGAGGGTGCATATAACCCACACCCAATGAAAAACGATTTTTCAGGATTAAATCCATATAACAGTGGTCCGTTTGTTAGTTCACATATTGACTATAATGGTTGGCATTATTGGTATTATAGACCAATGGCTGGGAGTCAATTCGTTGATGAAACTGGTAAGACTCACGGTATTCCTTCTGGCAAGCAAATGTATAACACACTATTATATGTTCGAGAAATCGAAAAGGATGTTACCAAAAAGCACGTTAATGAGGCTATAAAATCGATTAATAAATAGGAGGTGAGTGTATGGATAATGTTTTGATATATCAACTAGTTGACGATACTAAGGAGTTGTTTGCAAACGATGCTAAGTATTCTGACATATTAGTTAAAGAAAAATATGAAATATATCCAAAAATAACTTACCCCGCAGTAACAATTGAAGAAATACAAAATGAAGATAATACAAGATATTTTGATGAAACAGAAAGAGTAAGTGATATGGGGTATCAATTCGCAATATATTCTGAACAAAGCATTGATAAAACAGCCGTCCAGAATGTTAGGGAAATTGCTAAAATAATCGATACTTATATGAAAGGTCCAAGGTATAGATGTTTTAGAAGATTAGGTTCTCTTGCAATGACACCGCATCCAAACGATAACAATGTTATTATTGGATACTTACGATATGAATGTTCATTAGAATTAGATACAAATACTATTTATAGGAGGTATTAAAATGAATAATAGAATTGATTTATCTACAATAGGTGTTCAATTACACTATGCTGTTGAAGCAACAGCAGGAACTAGACCAACAAGTGGTTACACAAGAATTTATGGTATCAAGTCAACACCAAGTTTAAACCCAGCACCAGATACTCTAGAAACAACAACGATGGATGAACTTGAGTATAAGACTTATATCGATGGTTTAAAAGATTTAGGTGGAGCCTTAGAGTTTACATTTAACTTAACCGAAGCATTAAACAATGCTTGGGACACAATGTTAACTGCTTATAGCACTGCAAAAGCAAGTGGTAAAAGAATGTGGTTCGCTATTATCGTTCCAGGTTTAACTAACGCATTCTATTTTCCTGGAAACCCAAGTCCAATGGGATTACCAGAAATGGGTGTAAACAGTGTTCTTGAAACAACTAACTACATAACACCAATTGGTGAACCTGTTAAGGCTGCAAAACCTAGTGATATATCTGCTTAATTGGAAAGGAAATGAGATAAATGAATACTACAATTAATTTAACATATAAGGATGTTCCATACACATTGGAATATGACAGAATGACTGTAAAGGCGTTAGAAGAGAATGGACTTGTAATTGACGAGTTTATCAAGAAACCTATGGGTAATATTGAACTCGCTTTTGCAGGTGCTTTCTTAAAGCATCATCGAAAAACAAATCAAAAGTTGATTGACGAGATATATGCAAAATGTCCTAACAAACGAGAGTTAGTAACAACCCTTGTTAAAATGGTACAAGAAACATATGAGTCATTATTTGATGAACCCGAAGATGATGGGGGAAACGCAACATGGGAAGTAGTGGACTTATCACCAAAGACAAGCCGCAAGTAGAGTCTACTTCTCTTACTAAAACCTTTGAAGAAGCGTGTCCGATATACATGTCTTATGGGATGTCGTATAACGATTTCTGGTTTGGACCGGCGTTTATGACACAATTCTATAGAGACGCTAATAAGTTGCGTATAAGGCAACAAGATGAAAATAATTGGATGATAGGCATGTACGTGTATGAGGCTATTATGGATTGCTCTCCTATACTACATGCCTTTTCTAAAAAGGGAGCAAAACCTCTACCGTATGTTGAGAGACCATACTTGATGGATAAATTCCAAGAAAAAACCGAAGCCGAAAAAGAACAAGAAAAAGAAAACGAACGATTGAAGGCTATCGCTAATTTCAACAATTGGTTTCATGCTACGAAAAAACACTTTGAAAATAAATAGGAATGAGAGGTGGTTATATGGGAAATAATGCCACATTAGATGAAGTAACCATTCAGATAAATGCCAGTGCTGCTGAAGCAAGTGCAAATATTGACTCGCTAATAGGTACTTTAAGTGAATTGCAATCGGCTACCAAAACGGTTGGTACACACATGTCACGACTAGCGGAAGGTTTACAACAACTTACATCGGTGAGTGTTAATTTTGAGTCACTAGCAAATAATATGTCAAAATTAGGACCGGTCGTTAATGCGTTACAACAATTGAGTTCTATAGAAAGTCCTAGAGGCTTTACTAGGTTGATAAAAGATTTAGACGCAGTACCAAACGCTTTTAATAAGATAGCAACCAATGCGAACGTTATGCAAAATATAACTAGAGTTAGTAACCAGTTAGCACAAGCACTAACCCCACTTGCTGAAAAACTACAAAACATTGCGAATGGTTTTAATGCTATTACGGCTCTTGCAAGTAAATATGGAGTACAGGTTAGTAAAATAGCAAACTCTAATAAGCACGCTAGTGGCTCACTTAAAGATTTTCAAAAGACATTGTACAGCGTTAATAATGGTATCGGAAAAGGATTGAGTGGCATCCTTAAAGTTAACCAAGGTTTATTTAAGGGTATTGATAAGTATGCTAAGAGTGCGACAAGTAAGTTAAAACAAATAGGTTTATCTTTATTGGGAACACGTACGATATTCACTGCGACTCGTAAAGCAGTTAGTGAATACATGGCTATGGATGCGGACTTAACTTGGCAAGTCACAAACAATTGGCGTGCATTAGGGGCACAACTTGCACCTGCTATAGAATATGTAACATATTTATTTAAGCAGTTTGTACGAGTAATTTACTCTGTCGTATTAGCATTGACAGGTATAGATTTAATAGCAAGAGCAAACGAGAAGGCATTGCGAGGCATGGGCAAGTCAGCGAAAGACACGTTGGGAAATTTACAAAAATTTGATGATTTAAACGTTGCCGAGTTTCCAAAAGGTGAAGGTAATAATAGTCTAATTGAAATGGACCCTATTGATTTGAGTCCGATACAAAAGATAATTGATTGGGTTAGAAGACTAAAAGAAGAAATTAAGGCGGCGCTAGATACTGGTGATTGGGCAATCGTTGGTAAGGTTTTCGCCGAGGGCATAAATGATGGTTTAAAAGCAATTAAGTTTAACACCCTAAATAAAAAATTAAAAGATGTTGCTAAGAAATTTGGTGACTTCCTACAAGGTTTCGTCAACGAACTCGAGTGGGATACGTTAGGAACGAAATTAACGGAAGTATTAAAAATAATACCGGATGCAATGACATCTTTCTTACAAGAGATACCATGGTCTGATATAGGTAAAGGACTTGATGATTTCTTAAAATCGTTTAACATCACAGATTTTATCGGTAGCATACTAAACGAGTTTAATACTTTGATATTCGGATTGCAAGATATGATATTAGAAATTGGTGGTAAAACCATCGCTACACTAATTGGAGATTTTGTTCTTTCTATTATAAATGGTTTTGACCAATTAATCAGCGGTATTAAGTGGGAAGATATTGGTAAAAAGATAAGAGAAATTATTGAAAACATGCCATGGGAAGAAATATTTAATGGTATATTAAAAATATTAAAAAACACCGTTAAGGGCGCTGGAAACTTGTTGGATGGCTTGTTTGATACAACAGTTTTCTCCGATTTATCAACAACAATACAAAATATTATAAATGATATCGGTTTAATAGGAACAACAATATTAGAAACTCTTGGAGAAGGAACAACCGCAAATAACATATTTAAAACAATTGAGTCTATTATTTCAAACGTATCAACGCTTGCAAACGACATAGCAGATACTCTAACTGAGTGGGTAATAAGTGAGTCCTTCCAAAAGACAACAAAAGAGTTGGAGAAAACCTTGGAAACCATCTTAAAATATATTGATGAAATAATCAAAATATTTAAAAACTGGTGGGAAGAAAGCGGACGTGAGTCAATTGGCAAGATTTTATCCGAAAGTACAAAACTTGCTGAAAAGATATTACCTCTTATAAACATTTTGTTAGGCGGTTTATTTAACAACATTATAGTGGCATGGGTAACAATAATCCAACCAATCTTAGATAAAGGTTTAAGAAATTTAGGAAAGTTGTTAGAATGGTTAAATATTATAGGTGACTTTTTAACACATGTCTTTAGCAAAGATTGGGAAAAAGCGTTTGAAGATATTCAAAAGGTCGTTGATAAAGTATGGGGGCACATCAAAGAAAGTTTTAGAAATATGGTCAACGGATGGATTGGATATTTTGAAAAAGGCATTAATACAATGATTGATAAACTAAATTGGTTACCAAATAAAATAAACAAACTACTAGGTGGTGACTTAGCAAAAGCGTTAGGTATTAATTTTCAAGTAAACACAATAGACCACGTGTCACTACCACGACTTGAAACAGGTACCAACGAAATACCATACGAAGGCTTATATCACTTACATCCAGGTGAAGCAGTTGTACCTAAGAAATATAACCCTGCCGTTGGCGGTACAAATGATGAAACAAATAGTCGATTAGACACATTAATAAATATATTACAAAACATGGATACAACAACAATTGTTAATGTTGGTAACAAAACACTATACAAAGAACAACAACAATATAATAAAAGACAAGCCGATAAATACGGCACTAATATAAACATATAGGAGGAATAAAATGACTGATAACTTTCAAGGATATTATATGAAAATTGGCAATTGCACTTTCCAAGACCCATCTATAAAAAGAGAAACTTGGAAATTTGCACCGGAATTAGTAATCGTTACTGATGCTGGTACACTTGCAAGTGGGGCATTAAATATTAAAGTATTGCCACATACAAGACGAAAAATCTGGTGTGGCTTTCCTCCTATGACCCCTGCTCAATTTAGAGTTTATTGGGATGCTCTACATGGTGATGAGTCAGGAGTTGGCATGTACTTGACCGTACAAGCATGGGATGAAAGTTCCAATAGTTATATAACAGACACATACTATCATAATGACTTACAATACAAAAATATAAATTATGAAGGTCGCAGAATGGTTGTTATTGATGACTTCCAATTAATAGGACATTAGGGGGTGCCGTATGAGCAAAATAAAAACCGGTAGTAGTATTTATATAGATGACAGTGTAAAAGCACCTCTTATAAACTTTGAATTAGATGGTAAAACTGAACAAGATGCCGAACCAAGTCCAGACTATCCAAGTGAATTAAAAAGCGTTGGGTATAAGAATTATTTTAGTGGATTAACAAAAGGGGTTCTTATAAATCCTAGCAATGGTAACCCACAAAGTTTTTCAACCGCTGCTTCAAGTGATTACATATATATTGATTTGAATTACAATTATTATTTAGATGGAATTACGAATAATTTGTATAGTTTTATTGCTTTTTACGATGAAAATAAGAACTATATTTCTAGGACAAATGCTGATGCTTATTCATACACAAGTATTTACAAAGGGTTACCACTAAACAATGGAACATTTTTAAATGATAATGCGAAATACATTCGATTTACAACTTATGAAAATCCTTCTGTTAGTGGAAATATTGATGATGTAGATAATTTACAAATTCAATTATCAAAAGGTGATGAACATAAAAGTTACATTCCTTATGGTAAATATGGAGTAGAAGTCGTATCACACGATGATAACAATAATTCATCAACAACTTTGTTCACATTAAACGAACCATTAAGAAACTGGGATAGGCTTTATTATGAAAATGGGAAAGTATATATTGAACGAGGTACGGGTAAAGTTATATTTGATGGAAGTGAAACAACATGGATACAAGATTTAATAAGTGGACAAATATATTATTATATTAACCTTTCTAATTCTATTGATATTATAAATCACGATGATAGAATAAAAATATTTTCAAATTATTTTACACCTAAAAATAGCAATACGATTGATGGATTTTATCAAAATAGGCATAATTTAGTAATATTTAATCATGGAATTGCAACAACTTTGACGGATTTTAAAACTTGGCTATCCACTCATAACACCGAAGTGCAATACCAATTAGCAACACCAATCATTGAAGATTTAGGCTATATAGATATGCCTACTACATATTCAGAAAAAACATATATTGATACTACTGATGAATTAGAACCAATAATGAGTCTTGAATACATAAATGATTTTTCGACCCAAGATAAAATTGCTTTAAGAAATAACACAGCAGCAATCAAATCAAAAATAATTGTTAAAGCAACTGATGATGAAGAAGAGATTGAACTTACCGAAAATAACTCAATAAAAGATTGGGAATATACTGACGAACGTCTTGTCCCTGGTAAAGGTTTTCTAGGACAATTTGTTGCGAGAACATTGAGTGGAAATTTACAAGATGTCAGTGAAGATTTTAGTATTGAGGGTAGAGAAGTTGAATTACAACTAGGTGTATACAGAATGAACGATAGAGTCACAACTTGGTACACATTCGGTAACTTCTTGATTACTGACCCTGAGAATGATGAGGTAAAAGATAATACATCTTTTGAAGCGATGGACTACACTAAGTTATTTAATCAAGAGTTTAATGGAAATTATGTTGATGAAGAATTCACAACAAGTTATAATGATTTAGTTGGTTTTGGTTTATCCGAAGAACAACAAGAAACGTTTATCCCAACGCCTGTTAGTATGTTGTGGATAGCGAGATATGCTTGTAAGCAAGTTGGTGTTACCTTAGCAACTACTAACTTTGTTAACAATGATTTTACCGTAACAATTAATCCATTCCAAGCAAAAGAAACATGTAGGGATGTTATAAAAGCAATCGCCCAATTAGCATTTACTTGGGCTCGCATCGGATGGGATAATAGACTATACCTTGACTTTGAGCAAAAAGAAACCACCGAAATTGATACCTTAGATATACTAGACAACAATCAATATTTTGGTTTAACCACTAAGAAAGAAATGTTCGGACCAGTCGATGGTATTGGATTTGGTCTAACAAAGATAGATGGGGAAACGGCGATAGAACATGACCCATCTGGAACAGGTTCGCATACGTTATATTTTTATGATAATCCGTTCTTAGTAACATTTGATGAACGATTACAAATTGCGAAAACAGGTAGTGTGTTATATGGTTTAACATACATTCAACTTGAAACAGAAACAATTGGCCATCCTTGGTTTAACGGCACTCAATTGATAAACGTTAAAGATATGGAAAATGCTGACAACATTACGTATCCGTTAAGCAATATTATAAAGTATTCGGGTCACATTCGTTCTGAAATTAGTAGCATGGATGAGAGCGAAATTGAAGAAACACTAGGATATACTGATGAATTAGTTCGTGAATTAAGAGATGCTACTATACAAGTTGATAAACAGAACGGTGTCATCACTAGTACATCGAGAACTGTTAAAGAAATACAAGACGACATGGATAATTATTATACCAAACAAGAGATTAACGAGTTAATCGAAGACGCCGAAGGTTTAACAAATAGATACACTACATCCGGTGGGGCAAACATATTTAGAAACAGTGGCTTATGGTATCGTGATACAACAAGTAATCCAAACACAAGTGGTTTTGAGTATTGGGATGGAACGGTTAATGTGAAAGCGGATAGCACATCAGCATCGGGTACAAAGATGCTATTACAAAATGGACGTGTTACTCAAAATGTATCTGATTTGGTTTCTGGCGGAGAATATACTATCGGTTTTAAATATACACAATTAGAAGCGTTAGCATCAATGCACGTTTATGTTGGTGATAATGACTATTCACAATACATGGAGAACGGTGTATTTCGAGCAACGTTTAATGTATCTGGTCCGGCAATTGATTTTACACTTGAATGTGACGTTGATAATGGGTTTGAAGTTTACGAACTTATGGGAAACCGTGGAAGCGAACCATTGGTGTGGTCACAATTTGCTAACGAGTTTAGAACGGATACTGTTAACATCAGTAAGGGTATTACAATAACGTCCAGTGTTAGTGGTGGGGATATATATTTTAAAGCCGACTATGATGGTATTAGAATTATAAACCAATCAAATAATGACCCAACAACATTTACTGATAAAGGTACGGAAACCGAAAACCTTGTTGTTAGAAATCAAGCACAAGTGAGTGGTGCACTACATACCAAGGTTGGAAATCAAACATGGATAAATGGTTTATTATAGGAGGTAGAATATGGCAAGTGGAAGAATAGAAGGTAGTTATGGTGGATATACGGTAAGAACTGATTGGAGTAGTACCATCGATGTAGCAGGTAACTACTCAACCGTAACATGTAACCACTATTTGATTTGTGGAGCGGGATGGGACCTATATATAGGCTCTCGTAGTAACAGTTGCGATTGTGGTGAAACGAAATCATTCACAAGTGGGGCTATCAGCACAGGTGGTAATAGTACAATCGGTTTAGGTTCAACGACACATACTGTGTACCACGATAGCGATGGTAAAAAAACAATTAACCTATCAACAACATTTAATATACAAGCGACGATATCGGGTGCTTACGTTGCTTCGATTGTTGGTAGCGGAAATATAACCTTAGACACGATACCAAGGAAAAGTGTCTTTCGATGGATGAAACTTTATCCTGACACTCAGATGCCATCGACAAAAACAATTGACGATGGGATATATGTGTTTCTTACAAAATACTCAAATAACTTTTATAATAAATTGGAATTATATTATCGTGATAGTTCGGTAACACCGAAACAACAAGTCTTGTTGCACACGTACTATGACGTAAACGATGGTATGTATATACAATTCACACAAGCGGAACTAGATTTAATGTATCGTTCTCAACCAAAGGAAATTGCTGCTGGTTTTATGGCTAAGTTATATACTTATACCGATAACACTTATCAAACTTTGGTTGACCCTGACCCAGATACAACATTACCTGTTTTAAAAATTACTCAGGTAGCACCTACGTTCACTGATTTCGATTATTACGATGCTAACACGGATGCTCAAACAGGAACAGTTAGATTAACACAGGATAATCAAACAATAGTTAAAGGCTATTCATCTTTAGTGGTTTCGATACCAACTAGTAAAAAAGCAACAGCAAATACACGTCAAACACAAATGAGTCATTACATGATTAATGGTTCAACCACACCATATTCTAGCAATACATCAGTTACTAGTAGCGCATTTAATAATTATTCAAACGAAGATGTTTCCGCATACGCTGTTGACGCTAGGGGTTTGTCATCTAATGTAATAAGTAAATCTTTTGTAACATTAGGAAAATTTGTAAATTATGCGAGTATTGTTAAAAGCGACAATCAATCATATTCTCGTAGTAATAATGGAGCGGGAGAAATTGTTACGTTAAACTTTAGCGGAACATGGTGGGGTGCAAATAAATTTGGAACAAATGCGAATGCCGTTACAAATTCTATTAATGCTACTTATAAATTTAAAAAATCTAGCGATAGCACGTATACAACGGGCGGTTCGACAATGGTATTAACAACAAGCGGAACAAGTTTTAGTTTTAGTAACACAGTATGGGGAGATTTACCTAATCACGGTTTTGATATTTCTGAAAGTTATGATATAATTATTACAGTAAGTGATGAACTATCTAGCGCAGACTATACGTTTAATATACATTCCGGAGAACCTGCTATAGCAATATATAGGAACAAAGCATCTCTTGGGAACGCTTATAATGAAACATTAGGCGGTACACAACTTTGGGGAGATGTATACTTAAATGGTAACGCATTCCCATACCCTGTCAACTCAATATATGAGTCAACAAACAATACTGACCCTGGTACGTTATTTGGCGGAACATGGACTTGCATACATAATGATTATGATATTATATATCTAAACTCACAAGTTGTCTACGATTATGTTGAGCAAAGTATTTTAACCAACCAAACAATAGATATAGCATTACAGGGTGCATATACTAGTCAGTTCTATGGATTGGAAAACGGATTTACAGTCCCACCTGGTTATACATTTAAGTACAGATGGACCGCATCAATACAAACAGACGGTGGTGTAAATGTAAGTTTAAAAGTAAACGGGGTATTTGTTACCGGTGAAGGCAACACATGGTCAAACACAGCGTTCCGTAAAACATTGAGTGGTGGGTTCTTTGTATTGGGTGATGATATAACACCAAGTCCAACAACTGATATTGGATATTCGGATGACGGTTATATACATTACATTCATGCACACAACACTGTTACAGGTGATGTAACAATCAGAGTTTGGGATGTAACAATGCACTTGTATGCGGTATCAAATGATAAAATATATAGATGGAAAAGAATTTCATAAAAGGAGGAATAAATAAAATGGTTACAATGTATTCAAAAAAAGGTATGATAGTGGAATTAAGAGGGCTATCTACCGACACAAAACCAACAAAGTTGGGGAACAAAGATATTGAGAATGGGTCAGTATATATAGAGATTGATACAGGTTCTATATATATGTACGATGGTAATGCAAAACAATGGAAGGAGATATAATTATGGATATGATGAGTTATTTAATGGGTAAAAAATCAGGTGGTGCAAAAGGCTTACAAGTCGAAGTCGTTACTGAATTACCCGAAATTGGCGAAGCCGATATACTCTATTTGGTACCCAAAGAAGATACAGGGGATAATGATATCTTCGATGAATATTTATGGGTTGATAACGATTGGGAACATATTGGTTCAACTGATATTGATTTGAGTAATTATTATACCAAGAGTGAAACTGACGATTTAGTAGCATCAATACCACAGACAACGTATGAAGTTTATACAACTGAACAAGTATATCTGTATAATAGCAGTATGGCAGCATACATTCACTCAGCCGATGCTAAAAAAAGTATGAGCGATGCCATAACAAACGCATTCAAGCAGGGTTTACACTCCTTTACGGTTTTGTTTGGAAATTATACGCAGGGTGCAATATCAAAAGCATATATGCAAAATAACGATTTACAATCAAAGCCTACCACAATAAATTTTAGAGGCTTTGATGCGAAGATTTCGTGGTATCAACAATCTAGCAACAGATATCTTACACCACTTTGGATTGTGGCTGGTGGAACATGGAGTGGAGAAGAGTTTACTGTATCATCGTTTTATTATTATTCTAATTCGTTTGATGTTTTAACACTGGATAATACACGACTATACACGCCAACCACAGACTATCACCCAGCGACTAAAAAATATGTTGATGATGCTATATCAAGTGCAATAACAGATGCGTTAGGAGGGAACTATTAATGGCTAGAACAGACACATTAGGGCACTTCCTAACCGATGTTGCTGATGCAATTCGTACTAAAACAGGAAGTAGTGATACAATAGCAGCAGAAGATTTTGATACGGAAATTGAGAACATTCCTAGTAGTGGAGGTGGTGGAGATTTAAGTGAATATTTTATTACAGAAATAACACCATCTACAACCACACCTATCACAAACGCTTTAAAAAAACATTCGGACATTATTGTTTCAGACAATGTGACATCATTACAAAGTGCTTTTAGCGACCTCAATGGGAATGGCATTGCAGCACCAAAAATTGTATGTAATAACAACGTGACGAGTTTGGCTTGGATGTTTTATAACTTAACCAATTGTACTTCTGTAGATTTATCAGGAATTGATAGTTCTAATGTAACTACTATGCAGGGCTTACTTTACGCTCAACGTTATGATGGGTCGTTAACAACTGTGATTTGTGGTAATAATTTCGATACAAGAAAAGTGGAAAATATGCGAGAATTATTTTATTTACGAAGTGGGCTTACATCTTTAGACTTAAGTAGTTTTGACACACCTGCTTTAACAAATACATATAGAATGTTCTCTGGATGCACACATTTAATGTTTATCGATATGCGTAATATGACATTTACAAACATAACGTATTCGCTTGATATGTTTGGTGCTGGTGCTAATGCTGTCCCAGATAATTGTGAAATCATCGTAAAAGACCAAACCCAAAAGAACTGGATAACAACTAATTTTTCAAGGCTTACAAATGTAAAGACTGTTGAAGAATATGAAGCCGAACAAAATCAATAGGAGTGTGATAAAATATGAAACAAATCATAGACGATTTGAAGAGTTGCGTAACGATTTTAATGATATTATTATTATATATAGTTGTTATCGCAAGCCTAGCGGGGTATAAACTAGAAGAAGATTTATTAATACTTGTAACTAATTTAGTAACATCCGTGTTCACATATTATTTCGCTAGACAAAAACAAAATGAAGGGAGTAAAGAAAATGAAAGTATTCACGAGTAAAGAATTTATTGAAAAATTAAAATGGCTCGTTAATGATGTGCCAAATTACTATCATAGTGAAAACGATAGTTGGTGTAGATATAATTGGAACAATAACAAGTTTATGATGGATTGTGTCGTTTCAATTAAAGGATTATTATGGGGCTTCACTGCTGACAAAAATCTTCCACATGGTGGCGGTGTATATTTGAGCAATGGTGTTGCTGATTTTACCCCAGATGGTGGGTTAGATTACTGCGATGATGTTTCAAATAATTTTAATAATATTATTCCAGGGGAATATTTATGTATGAAAGACACTGGCTACGGTCACGCTGGTATATACCTAGGCAATGGTAAAGTATTTGAGTGTACCGTAGGTTGGGGAGCATATAAATGTATAATCAGTGATATATCTACCGACGGTACAAGAAGTTATAATGGTGTAAATAATTTGCGATGGACATACCACGGAAAACTAGATTATATTGATTATAACGATACGCCGAAACCAGAACCAGTACCAGGTTACAACTATAAAGTTGGAGACGTAGTTAATATTGATGGAGTTTATGTGTCAAGCGACTCAACGGAGAAATTAACTCCTGCAATTACCAGAGGAACTATTACGAGAATAGTAGATGGTGCCAGAAATCCATATCTATTAGATGATGGTAACATCGGTTGGGTTAACGATAGTTGTATTATTGACGAACAGCCCACGGTATATAAAACAATTACAAATTGTTATTGGTTAAATCTACGAACCTCTCCATCTTACGGAGATAATATTTATACAGCGGTAGAAGTGGGAACTCGTGTTGAATATCTTGGTATGGAAGATGGTTGGGCGAAAATAAGATATGACGGCAAAACATTATATTGCGGACCACAATATTTACAATAACCACAACCAGACTTAATCCTATAGGGGTACATTTAACAAAAATAGTTTAGTCGATAATTTAGTCGCCTAAACTTTTTCTTTCGTTAGAGAACGTTTAAATAGCCTTAGAATAGATTTGTGTTTATACACAAAATGTGGTATACTTATTTGTAGAGTAAAAGGAGGGTGTTTTATGGAGGCATTAAAAGATGTACTAGGGTTAGTTATAAGTATAAGCACGGTGTTGGGAATTTTTACCGGCATTATAAATAAAATGTTTGGCGAAAAATTAGCACCTCTTGAAAGCCGTATTAAAAAAAGTGAAGAGAATAGTATGAAGCATGACCTAGGACAACTTAGGTATTTAATCGTGTCATTCTCAAATGATTTGAGAAACGGTATACCTAAGAGTCGGTTTCAATATGATGCGGTGTTCTCATTTATTGATGAATATGAAACGATGATTGAAGAATTACATATCAAAAATGGTCTTTTTGAGGAAGAAAAGCATTACATACAAAAGCGATATCAAGAATTGATAGAAACAAACAAGTAGTTGACAAAGTTGTCTAATTGTGATATTATAGTTCCCAACTTTACGAAGGAGGGGATTTTTAATTGAAGAAATTTGAATATCATTTTAGGTTTAGCCCTGCAAAATACGACTTTATATTATCGAATATAGCATTATGCGAAGAAAAGCAAGAGAAAGAAATATTAGAAATGATATGCAAAGGTAAGACCTGCGAACAAGTTGGTGCCGAATTAGGCTATAGTGCCAGAACAATTGCTAGAAGGAGAAAAGACCTATATTATAAAATTAAGACCTTGATGAGTGTTTAGGTCTTTTTATTTATGCTATTTTGTCATGAGTGTCATAAGATTGTCATAAGTGGTTGTCATAAGTGTCATATCATAGGCGATTAAAATGCTATCTTATGTGATATAATACCTACCACAAAGGAACAAATCGTATACAAATCATACCTTTTTAAAACACATAAAAGAGATACAATGGGATTGAGTGATATTATGATTATAAACAAAGTTGATTATTTAAAGATAAGAAAGTACATCCAGTCTTTATGCTTGGATAATATAAAAGAACTAAGCAAGAATGTTGGGTTAACTGAGTATGAAACAACGCTGATAATACATACCAATAGAAATGAAACAAGAACATATAGTGCGATGCAACTCGGTGTATGTGAAAGTAAAGTTAGTAAGGACAAGAATAGAGCCTTCAAACGTATCAAAGATTATTTAATTAAAAACAACATACAATATTAGTATGTTATTTTATTAGTCCCAATTCTCTTAAATAATCGGCTCTTTCGATAGTGCATTTTATTTTTTCCCCATATACAATTTTCTTCTTTAAAATCAAATCATCGTAACCATTTGGTCTAATGCAAGTAACTTCAACAATTTTATCTTTTTCTTTTAACCATGTGTTCTCACCCGCAGCGAGTACCTTACCCCAGTTGTCTTTTGGCGGTTGGTATTTAAAATTAAACTTCTTATTATAAATATCTTCAATAGGAACATCACTCATATCTAGTGGTAACCTAAAACTGTTATCATTGTTAAGACCTATTTCTTTATATACTGGTAAGTCAGTTACAATAACAGGTGTACCCAACATAAGCGCTTCCACCACCGAATAACAAAATGCTTCGCAGTCGGATAGTTGAACTAAGTAATCGCTATTGGCGATATAGTTCGTAATATCTAACCTTGGCTCCATGTAAATCACGTTTGGGTTTTTTATTATGTTTGTATCATTGGTAAATACTAGCCACTGATATGGTATGTTTGCATTATCCAATAATTCTGCTAATTTAATCATTCTCGGTCTACCTTTTTCAGCAGTTAATCTCGTTGCACTTATTAATCTTAATACTCGTTTTGGTTTATCGAGTATTATTGGGTTATAACAAAGTTCGCACGGTTTTCCAGTAACTTCTGTAAATCTGTCACAAGCGAGTTGGCTAACACCAATATACTTTGTTATTTTTGGGCTTGTGTGACTTGCTAATCCACTTTGTGTTTTGTAATCTGCGTGAATAACTTGTATATATTCTTTTGCATCTACATAATCAATTATCGTTGGATTGTAATTAAAGAAAGCCTTTTCACATTTAATTCTTTGTCCATTCCATCTGATACATCTCACATATTTCTTTAATCGTTCCAATTGTTTTGGGTCAGAATTTTGATATACAATTACTATATTATGATTTGGATATTTTTTAACCATATAGTACATCCAACTCTCACAACCACCAACAACATTCAGGTTTTGGAAGTATAAAATGTTTTTAATTTCCACAATTATTCCCCTTTCTTAAAAGTGTGGTATGCTATATCCGATTGACTACCTTCCCTAGGAAAGTTATAAAAGTATGGTGCCAAAGATATTCTTCCATATTTTGCATTTGGATTATTCCAAACAATGTCACAAAAATCATTATCTTCACCATTTTGTCTATCATTAAATCTTGTGTCGCCGATAATCCTTTTCGATAACATTGCTCTCCAAACAGTACCACCACCAAATTTACCATCCGGATGAGCATTGCTTTTTATTTTAAACTCAACGATGTCCATATCGTCTTTTATCATACATTCGGTTACAACATCTAAAGCAACCGGTGTTGTTAACCAATCATCACCATCGATGAACCAAATGTATTTTCCAGTTGCTTTATCAAGACCGATGTTTCTGGCATAACCCGGACTACCAACATTTGTATCTATTATTGTGTACTCAAACTGACTTTTCTTCATTTTCTTCTCGATAATTTTATGTGTTTTGTCGATGCAATTATCACAAATAAAGATTATTTCTCGTTCCAAATTTGCCTTGTTTTCTTGCTCGAGTAAACTGTTTAAACAAGGTGTTATGAATTTTTCCAAATTATGACATGGGATGATAATACTCAATTTATTTGGTTCTTCAATTTTTCTTTTAAATGCCTCATAATCTTGAGGATAATCAATATCATCTGTTCCGTCCAATATTTTTATATAGTCGCTCGTGATATTATGCTCATCTAGTGAAAGATTGTGTATGCTTCTATAAACTTCCCAGCCGATACATCGTGATACATCCCCCCTAAGAAACAATTCTTTTATTTTATTTTTATGCTTGTAGAACTTCTCTATATTATTAACCTTGATTGCAAATATTTCCCATTCACTACCAAAGAAAAGAATATCTTTTGTGTCTGTGTTGGTTATAGTTTTCATCGCTTTTTCAGTATAATAAACATCACCATACAAATAACAAACTGGTTCGTTTACTTCATCAAATCTATCAATTTCACAATCTCTATTTGCTTGCGGTTTTGTTTCACCATACTGCTTGTATCGTTCATCTCTTGTTGTAATAATATAATTGGTTATACTATTTTCTTTAAGCAATCTTGTAGTTCTTGCTAACAAAGGCTCGCCGTTTATTTCAACGAGATGTTTCGGAACACCAAGATAATTGTTCCATCTAGTACCATCACCATCTGCCATGATTATGTATTTCATTCTATCACCTAATGTAAGTATAACATAAAAAGAGTACAAATTGTACTCTTATTTTATTTTATGTACGGGTTCTGTTAACGCTCTTTCAATACTCCAACCACGTTTTAAACGTGCAATTAAGGTTCGTAGTGGTATATTATATTTGATTGCCATATCCGTAATACATAATGTTTCGTTATTATATGTTAACAAACGGTTACTTCGTTGGTTTCGATTTTGTTGATGTTGTGTAACCCATCTACAATTATTAGGTTCATAATTCCCGTTGTTATTTATTCTATCGATAGTTAAAGCATCTTTATAGCCATTATTTATAGCCCATTTATAAAACACTTGAAAGTCGTTTTTCCACTCATCGCAAACTTTTATACCTCTACCACCATAATAGTGATAGTATTGACTTTTTGGATTATAACATCTCGCAATCATATTATGATAGATGTGATATAATCTATGGTTTGTTAAACCATGTGTTGTTGACTTTAGAATATGTACTTCTCGTTTATAACAACCACAACTTTTTTGCTTTCCGCTAGTTAAATCACCTGTTGACACAATAGTTTGATTACCGCAATCACATTTACACAACCAACTCGCTTTATGGTGTTTATCAACACCGATATTTTTTAATACTATTAATCTACCAAACCTTTCGTTAGTTATATTTTTTATTTTTCCCATGATATACCTCCCACAACAAAGTATTAGAGGAGTGGTTGTGGCACTCCCCTTTAATTAATTATAACATACCTTACATAATTTGCCAACAACATTTCATTATTCTATCTGAACAATCAAACGTATCAACAATTACATTGTCGATAATGGCAGTAATATGTCCATTCATTGTAGCAACGAAATGCCCTTTAGGTGCTATTCTTGAAAATTCACCAATAGTCATATTATCATAGCAAATTCTTGGATATCTTTTGTCTAAATAATCTTCTACAAAATTAACATTATTTAAAAGAGTACCATATTCTCTAGATAAATTGCTTAACTTTTCGTGACATTTTTCCCAACTAATCCCTTCGGCTACACCGATGGCTCTACAAGTACAATCTTCCGTAAATAAGCCTTTTGGATTTGCATTGTAAAAGTAATATCGCATATTACATATCCGCTATCTGTTGAGCGTAACGTCTTATTAACTCTTGTTCTTGTTGACTCGCTGCATCTTGTTTTAACATCTCAAAGAAATTTACAGCACTCTCAAGCATATACTCTAAACTTTTAAGAGTGCTTTCCTTGGTGCCATAATTACCTCTGTTATATTCTTGACGACCTTCCTCGTAGTTTCCATACTCACCATACATTTCATCTATATAATCATGTCCTTTATATCTACCACGACTATCTCTACGCCTAGCATTATAAGAACCTTCATTATATCCACCACGCCTTCCATAGTCGTTGTAATCTCTTCCATAATTACTATATCTCATATTTTCATCCTTCCTTTCCCAATGTTCTTCGTTAGCAACATCTTTGTGAATGTCCACTAACATGTCCAACATTTCAATATTTCCTGGTTGTATTCCTTCTTCTAATATTGTACATATCTTTTCTTCAAGTTCTTTATTTAACTTTTCAACTGTTTCCTTTTCCACGATTATTCTCCTTTCCGAGAATATCTAATATCTCGTTATTCTGATTGATTATCGTTTTAAGATACGTTTCATCCTGTTGCCTTAGTTCGCTCATTAAGTCACTGTTGTTGTAGTCTTGAAATAATATCTGCAAACTAAGTGCTTGCAACACTAACGATAAATTATCTATTACATTACTTTTCATACTATCCGTTTAACTTCTCAATGATTAAGTTAGCATCCTTGATTGTTGGTATCTGGGTTACAACGGCAGGTGTCACACCACCTACAGCGGGTAACGAACCTATCGCTACTGTTGTATTTACTCTTGGGCATACTTCTAATACTTTAGTAAACGATACGTTGGAATAATCGCCAGCGGTTGCAATAGTTACATCCATTTCGGTTCCTTCAACATCAGTACCTGTTGCGGATTTTAATGCTAATGCTAGGGCACCAGCAGTATCACTCGTTACATTTGCATTGAACGATACTTTAAATCTACCACCACCAATCAATGTAAAATCACTACCACCATTCATAAATTGTAACCATCCACAACAAGTGGCGCTTCTTGTCCTAACATCGGTTGTAGAGAAGTTAATATTGTCCGTATTACTTGATAGTACTTGAGGCAATGCTTGTAAAGTTTGTATCATATTTTTTCTCCTTTCTTAAAATAAAAGAATAGGTGCTTGCCTATTCTTTAACCCACTCTAGTATGGACGAGTGTCCACTCTAATATGGAATTAGCAAGTTCTCGTAATCGAGCATGTCATAATCGACTATATGCTATTAAATGTTTGTTCCGTAGAAATTTCCGCCACATCCGCATCCATTGTTGCAAGTGAATATAGGTGTTCTTCCATAGACAGGTGTGGTTGGTACAGGGCATGAATTTAATCTGTTGTAAAGAGCGTCTACTTCATTTGCGAAACCTTGGGAGATGAACGCATTTTGTGCAGTTTGACTTGCTCTTAAGTCAGCCATAGATAATTGTCTTTGTAAGTCGGCAATTTTTTCGTTCTTTTCATCAATCTTATCCTGACATAATTGGTCTAGAATACGTTGTGTTGATGCTGTTTGACTTGATATAATATCTCTAATACCATTGCTCAATGCTTCTCTATCCGCACAGTTTTCACTGATGATAGTAGAATTTAAGTTAGCAATACCTAAACGATTTTCACAGCAGCATGAAGCAAGGTCGGAACTTAATTGATTGAAACCATTTAATGTAGATAATTGACTATTAAATGCTTGTTGCATGTTAGCAATTTGTCTAGCATTATCCGCTACTTCTGCATTTGCGAAACCATTGTTTACGGCGGACACAACATCGGCTGTGCTATTGCAAATTTGATTTGATAAACCATAGATACCATCTCTAGCACCTTCGATTTGGTTACTTAAATGTAATGTGTCGAAACCATTGTTGGTATTATTCATAATTTCTTTTTGTCCGTTAGATAACCAAGCATAACCGTTATCAAAATTATTGCCACCAAAACCAAATCCACCGTTACCGTTGTTGCCCCATCCAAATAATGCTAATAGGATAATTATCCAAATCCATGAGCCATCGCCATAGCCACCGAAACCACTATTACCACCCATCATTGGGTACATAGGGTAAGGATAAGCAAATCCATTTCCACCATTTGTTGTTGCCAATTCGACCGTTGGGGTTATTCCTGAATTTCCATTCATTTTTCTATTCTCCTTTCCTAGATTTATATATCAAACACTATTTGGTGCTGATATCATTATTTTGTATTTGTTGAAGTATTGCGTCAGGTACTCCTATTTGTTTTGCCCGTGCAAACAAACTATTCATCTGTTCAGAGGAATACCCATTTGTAACCTGCTTAAATAAATCCATGGGGTTACTATTGTTACTTCTTGCTTGTTCTATTATTTGAAATGCTTGAGGACTCTTTGCTTTTAACTGTCCCATCATCATCTGTATTAACTGATTTTGCATTGTTGACCATACCTTTCTTTAGTTCATCAATTTGTAATTGTAAACTTTCTATCATCAAATCTTTTTCATCACGTTGCACAATTTCTTTTAATTCATAGGACTTGACCTCACCCTTTACGTTCTTTAACCACATCACACTTAAGTCTTTGCTAAAAAATGGAGTGTCACCAAATACTAATTCTTTATTTACATCATCAATAGTATTTGCATATCGCATCGATGTTTGGTTTTGGGTTGGAGCCAATTGAAATGTTTGCTGTATATTTGGTGTTTGTTGTTGGGGTTGTGTAACTTGTTGAAGTTGCCTATCAATTCTATCTTTCATGCTTTGTAATTCTTGGATGTAATTTTGATTTACATAAGGGTTTGGGTACATATACATCATTACCTTTCTTACAAAATAAGTATAATAAAAAAGACCCTTATAAAAGAGTCTATTAAATATACAATAAATGGTTGACTAATCTAAGTCGTTACCGATAATTTGCTGTCTTGGACTTTGATTTGTTACATTTTTTGGCAAGTCATTGTCATTAACTAAACTAATAACTTTTTTAATATTTGCAAAAGTTGCGTAAGTTCCGTCTTCTCTTGGTTGAGAACCTTGGTTATGAATTACTTCACAATTTAATTTTTTACCAACTAATTTTGGTGTATCCGTAGTGGTATCAAATTCATCCATGTCTTCTAATCCTAATGCAATCCTACACATGATAGCCATTGCGGTTAAGCCCCCAGAATTTGCGAAGTTATAACGATTATTTAAAGTTCTATTAGTCTTAACATCCTTAAAAGTTACTATCATTTCAGTAGGTTTGCCACTTGGCTTACATTCAGCCTTGGTAATTTCTAATACTCTCTCTCCCTCAGGAATTGGCTCAAATGTTGCTAAATCAAATTTAATTTTCATTTTCATTTTCCTCCTCATCTACATTATACATATCTTTCATTAAAGATACAATCGTATCTAAACCCAAGTTGTTTCTTTTTGCTAAATCAACCGCAAAGCCTATTGCCATACCAACGCATAGCCCATCTTCTCCACGATATTTTGTTGAAAAGTTTATCCCATCTTCACGGTTTTTTTCTTTAATAACTATTTTTGCTTTACTCATTTTCTTCCTCCACTTTCTTCGTTAATTTATATGTTACAACATCCTCGCTATATTTATTATACAATGTTGGTTGTTCTTTTGCAAACTCTTTTTCGTTAAACTTTTTATCATTTTTTGCGGACAATGTATAAGCACCACAATTATATAATTCCTTCTCCATCATCCTTGATTTTATATCAGTTTCTAATAGTTTTAATTTTTTTTCTTTTGCTTTAATTCCACTTGATACTTTTAATAATTCTATTTCTTTAACAAGTGCGATTGCACTTTCACATACGTCTTCTAGTTCATTATCATTACTTGGTTGGCTTTTGCGAATGATATCTAGGTATTCTTTGTCTTTGACTTCATCAAACTCCGGTGAAGTCCCGGTCTTTATATTATTTTCCCATATATCTTTTACTTTGTCCATTAAACCATCTATATTTAGAACTTCACCATTGCCGATGTCTACAAAAATTTCATCCAGTTTTTTTACTATCATTTTGGTATTTGTTTCGTTCGGTTTAAAATCTTCTGGATGAGCATAATCCATTTGGTTTAAGAAACTAACCACAAACAATACTTTACCCAATCCTAGAAGTTTTGCATACAAGGCTCCTTGAAGTGTGTAATATATTGGTGGTTCGTTATTTACCCAATTTAACGCATTGCTTGCTGTTTTAAATTCAACTACCATTACTATGTCTTTTTTATTATTTTTGGTACTCACTGCATCCCAACACCCTTGGAACGGATTGTGTGATGTTCCAAAAAAGTTCCATCGGACATCTTCAAATATGTTTCCGAAATATTCTTCTGGTCCAAATATGTTTGGGAATTTTGTTGATATATATTCTCTCTGAATAGGTTCGATAATTTTGCCCGCTTTAGTATAAATTGTTTCTTCAAACGGTGGTGTCACCAACCTGGTACATTCACACCAAATTTGAAATGGTGTGGAGTAAGGGTTCAAACCAAGTATACTAGCAAATCTAGTTCCTGTTATATACTTAAATCGTTTTGGTTGTTCTTCTAATATAATTGTTTTTCTATCATCACTATATTTCCAATTCATCTTTTACCTCCTCATAATATTTCCAAATATATCCACCTGTTGTTTTTCTTTTACCGTTGCAAACATCACTTATGTGTGGTTGGCTACAATTAAGGGCTTTTGCGGCTTTTGTTAAACTGTTCCATGTTTTTATAAATTTACCATCTAATGAGTATTGATTTACTTTTATTTCATGCAATGCTTCTAATTTTTTATTTCTTGTGCCATAATTACAATTATACAAACGTGTACACCATTCCAAATTATCAACACAATTATTACTTGGGTTTTCATCTTTATGATTTATTTCTAGTGTACTTAAATCAATCTCGTTCCTGTTTTCATTTGGCATGCTTTTGAAAGTTTCTTTAGGGATGAATGCGTCAGCCACTAATTTATGGATGTGAAATGAATATGCTTTACCGTCTTTATATAAACCGATTTGACAACGATTTCTATCGTTTGTGAAATATTTTAATATCCTTTCATCACTAAATTGATTATTGCATTTTTCACGTTTAAGACTTTTAATTCGTGAGTAAGTACTAACTCGATATAGTCCTTCAAAATCCTTAATATCTTTCCATCTTTCATTTGGTAAATCATCTAAACAGAAATATCTTTCATTAATCATCGTTTTTTCCTCGTTCGATACCTATTTGTATTATTCTTTTTACAAACCCTATCAAACATAGTGCCTCAAACACAAGACCTGCTAGAAAACCTAGTATTATATATAACCAAAATTCTTGCATAATTATTCACCTTTCAAACTATCTAATTTATTATCGACTTTTAAACCTATTTCAAGTATATCTGCTGATGATAACTCGCCACTAATTAAACTTTGTAATGTACCAGCACCCCAGTCTGGGTTCATTGATAACTCTCTTACTTTCATAATCTTATCTATTATTTCTTTAACATCATCTTTATCGCTTTCAGTTTGTTGAACCTCTTCAACTACTTCTTTTGTAAGTTCTTCTTTCTTTTCTTCAGGCACATATGTTTTTATTTTAGGTTCAACAGTTTGTTCAGTTGTTTCAGATGTTTCAACTTCACTATTAAATTCTTCAATGGTTAGATACTTTGGTGCAAAGTTTTTGTCAAACCAATTTCTAAATGCCATTGAACTACTAGCACTCATTCCTTTATCTAGGCTATCACTACCGCTAGCGTATGTTGTATAAGTTTCTACTTCCGTAGGTGTGTCTATGTTTATAAATGTTGCAAGACATCTAGATGTACTGACATGCTGAGGCATCTTGTTTACGGCTTTAAATATATCTCTTTCGATTGGAAAAGCGTCCACCACTTCCCATTTAAACAATAGATTATATTTTATTGATAAATCATTTATCGCCTTATAATATTGCGAGATACTGGCGTATTCTTTGCCACCAAGTTGAGTAGCCTGAACACAGTCAAGAACGAAGTTCATTTCCTTTATATCTTTTTTCATAGCATTTATTTTTTCATAAATGTTCATTTTATTTTTTTCCACATTATCACTCTTTCCTTTATTATTTTCTATTAATTTTATAAGTTCATCTTTTTTTATTTTAGGGTCGAACTCTAACCCCATATCTTGTGCCATATCGACTAGTTCAGTCTTCTTATATTCGGTCAATCTTTTAATTCCTAAAAAATCATTTGCCCATTGAGTCGCTAATTTAATATACCACTCTTTGTTAATATCTTCAATAGTGCATTTGTTGGCATTGTCTACTATTGGGTTGGTAGGACAATTAGCAAGTTTATCTAATCTTCCGTTGGCTTTTTTCTTATAAATTAATCCAGTTGGTTTCTTTCCAGCATATATCCTATTGTTCCGATTTTCTAAATCTATATATCCATTATCTGTTTCTTGTACACATTTTTCGTATGTCGACCCGAGATGAGAAATTATCTGGTACTTTCTAATATCATTATCTTTATTAATAGTATATTCAATAGGAATATCAAATAATAAATATTTAGCCAAAGCCTCTGATACTATTGCTAACGAATTTGCTTTGAACTTAGGTTCGTATTTTGTAAGTATCTTATTATTTTCGTCAATTATAATCTTAGGACAACTAGAGAAACATCCACCTTTAAAATTAACTTCTTTACCTTTTTTAGTTTCGAGTAATTCTATATAATTATTGATGTCCCGCATTACTAATTTAATAACATCATCACGTTCAAGTTCCAGTCTATATCTTTTTTGCCAATCGTTTAATACTTCTTCTGCTAGTGGTACTTTGTCTTCGTCTATTTCAAATTGAACCGCATCAGTATTACAACTAACACATTTTAAAGTAGGTACCTTGCGAAGTTTATTTATTAATATAGATAACACAACTTGTCCTGATATACATACTGCAAGTCTATTTTTATCATCCCTTAACGGATTACCTTTTGCACCTAGTGCACCATAGTATGTATTCAGAGAGGAAGTTTTAGGGCATTTGCTGTATTCTTATCACCATTATGTTTTGCTTCCAGTCTTTTCGCTTTCAAGTCTTTATAAACTTGACCATCGGGTTGACTTCTACTAAAGTAATTATATTCACAAATTAAACTAGGATAAAGTCACCGCAGACTGGCTACATCATAATTCAGTAGTAGCCTTTTCACTTCCGACATCACCTCCTTGTTTGTATTTAAAACGTTCAACCAAATACTCAACACTTTTATTTTTTTCAAACAACCAATATCTCACCGTCATATCGTCTATATTAAGTAGTTGTGCTAATTCGGGTGGAGTATAATTTTTTCCGTGATATAATATATGCCTACATCTTCTAGTATTTTTATTTTGTTCTATTTTAGTAATCCATCTACAATTACTAGGCTTATAGTTTTCATTTACTTTAATTCTATCTAACGTTAAATTGTTAGCATATCCATTCTGCAAAGCCCATTCTTTAAAATTATTATAATCGTTTAACCATTCTTTACAAACCGTTATACCTCGTCCACCCCAATCTTTAAATTGCACATTATTAGAATTATAACATCTATCTTTCATACTTTGCCAGCAAACATATAATCTATGATATTCACTTTTCCTAGAACCATCGCCGTGTGTTTTAGCAATATTTCTATTATTTATTTTTTGATAACATCCGCAACTTTTCACATCAGAACGTTGGATAATATCCGAACGTCTTAGAAATATCTTTCCACAATCGCATTTACAATACCAATATACCCGCTTTTCTTTAATTATATATTCTGATAATACAGTTATCATCCCAAAACGTTTTCCAGATAAATCCTTTATTTTATTATTCATAATAGTCGCTCACTTTAAAATCTTCTCTTTCAAATACATAATTATCTAATGCAAAATGTGCCCCGCCTTCTTGTATATTTCCTCTCATACCATCAATAGTCATTGATAATTTTTCAGTATGTATGTCTAATTCGCCACGAATAAATTTATCAAAGTATTCTTTAATTTCAGGTATTATTTCATCCAGTTCAAAATTATCAGGATATTCATAAGTATCAGCGTCATCATATTCTTTAGGACTTGCATTTAGAAACACCGCAGTTAATTTTGCATTCGTATAACCCATTCCATATTGTGGGTCAATATCACCCATTTTACATATAGTATATTTAGCCATAAAATAATCTTTTCTTAACTCAAATAACTTAAATAATATTTCAACATCACAGGTGCAATAGTACAAAACATCTTCATACTGTTGTTCATCCCATTTAGTTGGTAAGTCGAAAGGCACTTTACTCTCTGTAATATTCTCACAAAGTGACCCTTCTATTTCTTTAAGACTCTTTCTAGGAACGATGTCATCCATAAGGTCGAATATCGGGGGTAATTCACAATACCCATCAAAAGGATATTCCCACCCGTTGTTTCCATCAATTATAAAATCATTTATCTCTTTACATTCCTCGGGAGAGTATCCAAGTAAGCAACCTTTGAGAATGTACTTATCGTACGATTTGCCGTTATAAGTTAAAAAGATGGGGTGATATGTATCTAAAAAAGTTTGATACTCATCAGATGTTGCATTATGGAATATCTTTCTTTCTCTTGTACGATAATTAATTACTACCATTAATGTATCGTGAGCAAATTGCTCGAAATCCATACCCCATAATCTATCTAATAACATATCAAACTCCATACAAAATCACTCCACATCTTTCATAGTTTTATGAACAATACGTTCTTTTGGTTTTTCGTAAGTTCTACCAGGCTCTAAAACTTTTCCATCTCTACTTATCTTTTTACTAACCCAAATAGTTTTACCCCTGTTTTTATACTTCTCGTTCCAATAATTTTGTTCTTGTTTATAGTTCTCGAACTTAGGTTTATCATCCATTATATATTTAACTTACCTTTCTTATCAAGAATTTCGTAGTTTTTCAACACTTCTATTTGAAAGTCTTTATCATTTGATAATGATAATTGTGCTTTAACTTCTTCAACAAGTTCGTGTAAATCTTTTCTTTCATCGGTTTTAAATGGCAAATGCCTTAATTCGATTTTTGATTTAATATCACCTGCTAACTCGTAAGGAAAATCAATGCAATAACCTGTTTTATAAAGATATGTTGCTTCGTTAGTGTTGTACTTATTAGCAAGTTGTTCAAGATTAATCTTAAACGTATTAATAAGTTCATTGTACTCCTTTACGACATCGAGGTTTTCGTACTCATCATTAACAAGTGCTTCGTAATCTTTTTCGATTTTTTCTTCCATTCTTTTTTCATATAGATTTACAATATCCATATTCTCACTCCTTTCATTTATACTATATATCATTGCATCGGCGGCATCAACACTAACATTAGTTGCAATACCAAGTTTAGTCCAAGTACCGTCACTATTTTTAATTTCTATTCCGTCTGTTGTTATATTAATATCACTCATCATAATCCACTCCCATTGTTATTTTTATACAATCATCAACTGTAATATATCCCTTTTCTTTTAAGATAGGATAAATATTCAACCATGAATTAAACCAAGTTCCCGTTATATCGGACTTAACAAATACATAGATGTTGGTGTTGGAATGATGTATAAAATGATTTATTTCATCTTGCTTTTTATATAATCCGCTTGATTTAAAATATAACTTATCACCTGTTATATGTTTTGCCTCAATACACGTTGCTGTGGCATTTTTAATAAGTATTATGTCAAAACATGTTCCCTTTATTTCGGTTGGTATTTTAAACGGTTGGAAACCTCTTTTATAATAAACATCAATTATTTCTTGCTCCCAAGATTTACCAACCTTTTGACTCTTTAAACCAGCCATTATTCGCTATCATCCATTTCGTAGTTACCACGCATGCGTGGTTTACTATATTTACTATTATATTCTTCCATTAGTTCATTTGCTATTCCTAATCTATCGTGTAATTCAAACATTGTTAAACCAGTTAAGCCGAACTTATTTGGATTATTACTATAAATAGTCTGTAACCATGTTCTACTTTTACCAAGATATTTCGCAAAAGCGTCATTAGTCATTCCACGTTCATATTGACAACGCTTTAGTTCTTTTTCAAAAGTCATGTTATCGCTCCTTCTTTTTACACTTAACTAAATTATACCATTGTTGTCATTTGCGGTCAATACTTTTTTGACACTTTCTAATACTCATGATATAATATTATATGTGTTAAATTAGACTTTAGCACATTATCACATTTCCTTGCAAGGGGTTCCTTTCGCCCTTGCTTTTTTATAACTCTTCCTCCGGTATCCTTATAATTAGAAACTCACCCCTAGGTTTTTGAAATGCTTTTTTAATTTTATATTTAACATCTTTTTCAGATAATGGTTCATCAAAGTTATTATTAAACTCCTTTGCCAATACCAATATCTCATCCTCATCCAACGGCGTTTTGTAATACAAAAAGTTTAAATATTCAAAAAGTGCGATATCACGATTTCCCTTATAAACTTCTTTTGGTTTTTCATAAGGTGTTTTTTTATGCTCGGTTTTTGTACCAGCGTTTTTCAATATAAACTCTTTAAGTTTCTTTGGCATCTTTGGTGGTGACATCGGTATTGTTTCAAACCCGTAAAACTTTCCATTAATTTCAGATGGTTGTACCACAATATAACCATCGGTTCTCACATCAATTCCAGGATAATCTTTAAATACATTAGAACCATTTGATACATTTTTTAGTTCATCATCAGTTGCAAAGATAATATGTTTACCACCGCTGGGTGTTTGTTGAACTATCGGAGCCCAATTATCTTGTTCGCTTTCAGTGAAGTTTAGACTGTCTAATAGTTTTTCAAAGTTCTCAACACCATTTTTATTGGGGTCATGAACATCTAGGTCGATTATAAATAAATTATTTGGTGTTGCTGGTAAACCCCAATTACAATCTCTTGCGGTTTCTATCCAATAAAGTACCTGTAAATAATCATTCGAGCAATGTTGTTGCCATAATTGGATAAGGGGAGTTTTGCCGTTTTGTTTTACGGGAAATATTTTTAAACCATATTGTAGATAATAATTATTTATCATTTCCCATTTATTCATCTTTATACTTCTTTCTACGTTCCCATTCTTTATTATAACATTTTTCACAAACAGAGTAACCAAAACCATATACCGGTGTATGTATTTCTAGCGAAGTATATGTTTCACCATATACTACTTCTTTACCACATTGAGCACAATTTATAACCGCACCAAGGTCTAACTCCATTGTAGAAACATGCCAGTTATTCGGTGTTTCGTAATCATCATAATCGTGTTTATCATAATTCCATTTTTTAAGCACCATAATATCACATCCTAAATACTTTCTAGTTCATTAATCATATCTTCTTCATAGTCACCGTTTTCATAATACTCAGTGAACTCTTTTATATCGTTTTCTACTTTCTTTATGTACTCATCATCGTGTATTGCCTCGACAATATTATTATACCTTATTTTATCATCAGTTAATTTAGTAAATAATAATAACATGTCGGTTAAATAAGCAAACCTGTGAGCATATAAATAATTATTTAAGTATATTCCCACTTTCTTGTTATCAGACACGTACTTATCAATATATGCTTCTCGAACATCTTCCAACGATATATTATTATCATCAAGATAACCCTCGGCAATTTTTCTTAATCTATCTTCTTCATCTATACATAACTCGGATATTCGTTTATACCCTTCGGTGTCTCGACATAAATCTTCATCTTCTAACTCCATCAATCTAAATATTGCACCGTTTATTTGCTTTTTTAAAATATCAATTGATGTGTTGTTTCTATCATACCATAGTAATTTATTTTCCCATAGCGGTTGTTTATTGTATGAGATTTCAAAACATATTTTATCGTTCTTGGTATCAATTGAATATAAATTTAAAGTAAACACATTATCTTTATAAACAAATAAATTCCATTTCTTTTTCCAAAGTTCCTTATCCAAATAGTTGGATATGATGAAGTCATAATCAATTCGATAGACCTTTATTTGTGGCAGCATATTATAACTCCTTCTTTAATTCTTCTATAACACTTAACACTTCGTTGCAAACTCTTTGGCGTGCTTTTAATTCAGATATTCTATCAGTAAGAATTTTAATTGTTTCATCGATTTCTCCTAACTCGGTTGTATATCTCTTTACAATCTCTGGAGTAGGGACAGTGATTGTTACTTCTTTAGGTTCTTTAGTTGGTTCAACATTTTCTGAAACAAACTCACTCATATCAATCCCGTTCTCGTAATTATCTAAATATTCTTTAACCTTACCAATAATACGATAACTTGGTTTAATGGTTTTACAAACCATTTTAGAAATAACTGAACCGTGGCAATTAACATAATCACCAATTTCTTTATTAGATAGTTTGTATTTTCTTAATAACTCTTTAAAATCCGTTTCATTATAGTATTTATCTAACTCTGGATTTGGCTCTTCGTGTGCATATTTTCCTCGTGGTTTTTTCTTTTGTGATTTATTATCTGGAACTTGAATGTTTAGTTCGTCATTAAAGAAATTGTATAATCTCTTTTTAAATTCATCAGCAACGTTAAATTGTCCCGTAACATAACTACTAATTATTCCAGCACTCTTATACCCAAGTAATGTTGCTAGTTGTTGAATAGTCTTGATATTAAATTCTTTCATTTTAACATATAATTTTCTTTCACCGTTTTCATTTAAGGATTTCATCTCATCCCAAAACGCATCTGCTTTTATTTTGTTTTCTGTTTTAGTTATTGTGTTAGTGTTCCCCCTATTTATTATTTCATTAAACTTATCCATTAATATTGATGGCATTTTTACATCTCCTCTTTCTATAGCATTGTATCTTTCATAAGTCAACCCCAATTCTTTTGCTATATCCGTTTTAGATAAACCACTCTTAGTTCTTTTCTTTTTGTAGTAAGTCATAACTTTCCTCCTTTCTTTGACTTAATTGTACTATGATTTACTAAACTTGTCAATAGTATTTAAAGAAAAAGTTAAAAATATTTAACTTAATCCAAATCACTCCATCTGTTTTCAGTTATTGGCTCTTTTGTTTTTGTAGATATATCTATTTTTTCCCAATACTTTTGGGTTCCATAGGTTTCAAAGCGATATGTGCTATTACTACGTTCCCAATCGGGTAAACTAGACAACATACGTGATATTTCTTTTGAGTCTTGTCTAGTAAACTTTTTCTTTAGTTCATTAAAGCAATTTGTGTGTATTTCGAGAGTACACACCTTTTCACCCACTTTCTTATCTTCCAAGTAATCTAATAATAATCCCATTTTTGGGTCATCCTCTATAGCACTTTCTTGGGCTTCCAATACATCGTTATAATATTCACTAGGCACCGTCAAATACGTTTTACCATTTTTAAAAAGATAATATGCTTCTCGCCAACAATTTAATATGTAATCTCGTACTTCATACTCTTTATTCTTTAGTTCTCCGGGTGCTAGTTTAATTTGTATTGGTAAGTATCGCCTATTACCTGTTTTATCTGATAAAAACTGAACATCATTTGTTGTACCTATAAATATACATTTCCTAGGATATTCTTGGGTTCTTCTTTCATAAGACGCTCGGTATTTATCAATAGGTCTTGTTATAAAACTTTTCATGGCTTCGACATCTTTTGTTCTAACTAGTGCTAACAACTCAGAAAACTCGCATATCCATCTTCCCTGTATATTATCAAGTGCGTCCTTACCTTCTATGGTATTTATATCGCCAAAATAATCATCGTGTATTGCCAACCAGTTTACTATCGTACTTTTATAAGTACCTTGCTCTCCAATAAATATCGGCATGTAATCAAATTTGCAACCAGGTTGATATAATCGGTTAATACCCCCATAAAAAATCATTCTTGACACTTCCCTAGTATAATCGGTGTCATCACATTTCATGATAGTAACTAAAAATTTATCTATTCTAGGGACACCATCCCATTCTTTCAACTCTATTATATCTTGCACTGGATTAAAAGAGCGTGCACGAGTTACTTTGGTAAAAGCATCGTAATATTTTTGTTGATTATATAAACCGTAATCAGTTTCAATATCACACCTAATCATAGCATCATCTGCATCAGTCCAGAGTTCGTGCCCGTGTGGGGTAAATTTAACCAATCTATTGGAAAATGTATCATAACCAAACAAGTTTTTATAGCGTTCGTCATTGTCGAATATAATTTGGTAGTTTTTTGTGGTTTGTTTAACAAATCCGTCTTCATCATAACTTAATAATTTAGCAACGTTGTTATCAGAAAAACGTTTATCATTCTTCCATGCTCTAATACTATTAGTTATTGATGTTTTCAACTTATATTTTGTTCCTAGCGATATTAGTTGAGTTAGTATTTGACTTTCATTTTCAGGTGTTATCGAATTTAATATTGTTGGAATACAAGTCGGTGCCAACAATTCTTCTTTCGTTAATTCCATTATTTCTTTTTCCATTAGCCCTCATACTCCTTAAAATAATCTTCTACCTTTTCATTTGGTTTTAATCTGTCAATTATTCTTTTTGCGAGTGTAGGAGTACAAGGTTCTTTACCGTCTAGTATGAATGCCAAATGTTCTCGGTTATAATTTAATTCTCTTGATAAAAATGTTATTGGTCTTCCATCAAGTAATATATTACGTTGGTCGGTATATTTAAGAATTAATGTTCTATATTCCATAAACTATATTCACCTCCCAACTATATTTTCAACGTAATATTAGTATATAAAAAAAGGGCAACAATGTCAACCATTTGAAATTAAAAATTAAAAAAAAAATAAGATGATTACATCTTACTCAATTCACAATTATTTATAATAGCGGAATATACATAAGGCTCCATATCGCCTTTACAACCGTCTGCTAGTGTTATTATCTTGCTTATAAATGGGTT